GCGGTTGTTGATGTGAACCCACCAACTCTTTTTATAACATTTGTCTCTAATTGGAAGTTTGAGAAACTCGCTTGAAATAATTGACTCTTACCTGGTTGATAAATTGGGTGTGTTTTACCTTGTCTAATTACCAAATCATTATTTGCGGATGTTGACATTCTAACTCTAGCATACTCTTGATTAAAAATAGAAGTTGCGGTTCCTGCTGTAACTTCGTTTATTTGTAATGGATTTTTATCATAGACGTGTTTTATATCCACTAAATTTTGTACGGCTGCTGTTCTTAATCTACCAAACGCATCAAGGTTTGGGCTATCTGAATAAGAAACTTTATTATTAAAAATGAAACTCATATTATCCACCAATTATTATTTCTTGCCACAAATGTAAGTGACATATAGTTTATGTTCATATCTATATAAGTATTACCATCTATTAAACCAGTTGTTGGTGTTACCCTTATTCTATAAGAACCTGCAGTTCCTCTTTCGTCTTTTATTTTAAAATTAAAACCATCTAAACTTAATGGACTAGGAATTTGTATATCAGTATCACCACTATAAGTTACACCGTAATATGTGAAATTTGTTGATGCGGTATATCCTGATACCGAAACACTTGTTGTGTTTATATATGATGGTTGTGCTGTTTTATATTTTACAACACCTGTTGCGGAATCTCTTACTAAATAATCAGTTAAAGATTGATCCAAAATTGGTGTATCCTGTAATGCTAAATAATTTACGTGTAGGGTACAAGCAGAAACAGATTTAACATCTTTACCTACAGCACTTGATAAAATATGGTTTACTGTGTTACCAGAACCTCCTAAAATAGATGAATAACTACATAGTGTTGTATTTAATCTACCACCACCAACAAACGATCTACATCCAGAAGTTTTGTTTGTATCACCTCCAGCAATTGTTGAGTTTAGACTTAAGGCTTCATTTCCAACACCACCACCAATTGTTGAGTAACATGACGCGGTATTGCTACCACCACCACTTACTGTTGAAAACAGTGTTGCTGTATTATTACCACCACCGGCAACAGTAGAGTAGTCTTGATTTGTGACGTTGAATGTACCTCCATTTATTGAATTTGCATAACCAGATGCTGAGTTTCCCAAACCACCAGAAACAACCGAATAAATTCCTGATACCGTATTGTAGTAACCACCTGAAATTGTGGTATAAATTGCTGAAGTTGTATTACAATATCCACCACTTATTGTTGACATACAACCATTTGTTGTATTACAATATCCACCGCCGATTGTTGAATAATTACCATTTGTTGTATTTCTAACACCACCACTAATTGTTTGACCATTGTAATATGAAGAAAGTGTTGTATTAAAAGTTCCTCCAGCAATTGTATTTCCATAACTATCAGAGTAAGCACTATAAGATGATATTGTGTTAAAAGAACCGCCACCAATCGTTGACCCATAAACACAATAACTTCCAGATGTTGTTATTGTGTCTATTTTATTTAAACATCCTCCTCCGATTAAACTTGAGCACGTATCTACTATTGTATTTCCTTCACCTCCACCTATTACTGAAACACCTCCAAACACCACGTTACAAAACCCACCACTAATTGTTGTGTAATTATTTAGAGCTGTATTACAACCACTTGTATTAAAGCTTCCGCCACCAACTATTGATCCTTCACCACCGGTTGTATTATTTTGACCACCACTAATAGTACCAAGAAGATCTATTGATTTGTTATTCAATCCGCCAGAAACAACGGCCCAATATCCACTAGCTGTGTTACAAAACCCACCACTTACTAATGAACAATTACCACTAGCATCATTATTAAAACCAACTCTCTGTGTTGAGTCTGTGCCAAGTCCTACTTCATATAATTGTGTATTTCCAGTAAATCCAGATAATATTGCGTCAGATACTTGTTGTATTGTTGCTTTATATGATGAACCAGCTGGATTTTGTGATGTATCACCAGTAATCACAATATGTATTAAATCTTGTAATGTAACTCCTGTTGCTAATGTTCTGTCGGTAAGAAATGCCATCTATAGTTTTATTTATAAATACATTAAGTTTTATTATTGGAACTGATAAATTTGATAATCCATAAAGAAGAAGTCGTCACCATCTTGATATTGTTTTTCAACTGGTTCAGCTTCAATACAAATAAGTGTTATTAATTTTTCACAACCAGTAGAATCAATCAGTTTTAAACCTATGGCTGGTGCTGTATCAAATTGTGATGGTAAGGTTATTGTAACTGGCGTTGTTATTATTTCACCAATATAAAAACATTGATTACCATAAACATCACAAGCGTAACCACTAAATGGTGGTACTAAACCAGTTATTGAATTTATAGTTAAATTTGTCATAATCAATCACAAGAAACACAAGATATATTATATTCTATTACTAGATTTGAGATGATTTTTGTATCATTTAATAAATTATACGTTTCCTTTCTACAATTTTTTTCAATTTCACTACAATCATTTGTTATAGTAATTTTATTATTTGTGTAATCAATAATAACTTCACCGATACCAACAAATGTTTCTAAAATGTTTTTTAATCCAAGTCCCCAGTCTTGGTCATTTGGAAAGTCATTAAGTCCGTTTGATATATAAAATATGTCTTGTTTTGTTTCTGTACCAACTGTAACCTGGACACTAAATTTAGCTTCATTTACAATGCAGTTTGTATCACCTGAAGTTAAATCATAGAACCCCTCGTTAAACATTTGTTTAATTCCTCTTTTTCCTATTAGTTCAGAATTTTGGAAATTACCCTCACAGATTTCAAAAGTTGTGTATGTTCCTAAAATTTCTGTACCTTTTAATTTTGTTGTTCTAGTAAATGAACATCCATTAGAATCGATTACGGTACAAGAATATGTCCCAGATGTTAGACCGGTAATAATAAGACCAGTTTGTAATCCCACATTTCCTGTCCAATTAAATGTAAATGGTGGTGTTCCACTTGTAATTAGAACATCTATTTCACCATCATTTCCAAAAACAGGATTAAAGGTTACAAAGTCAAAATAAACACTACTTGATGGTGCAATAAATATTGGTTTGTACTGAACACATCCAGTACTATCTGTAACAGATAATGTGTAGTTTCCAGATGGTAGACCATTAAAATTACCATTAAACTGAAAAGGTATATTTGTAGGTCCAGTTAAACTATAAACTATTGGAAATGTTGCACCGCTTGAAACAGAGACACTGAATTTTCCATTTGAAAGGCCACAAGTTGTCCCAGTTGTTGATGCCGAAATTACAAATTTATCAACAGATGAAATACTTGTTGTCCCAGTGTAAACACAGCCTAAGTTATTATCAATAAATAAAGTATATGAGCCATTACCTAGTGAGGCGAATTGTTTATAAACCCCACCAACTATGTTTGATATATATGTTCCATTTGCACCAGATAATGTGAATGTATAATTTCCACTTCCAATACCATTATTAATATAAACATCTAAAATACCATTATTTGCATTACAATTTGAATTTGTTGTTATTAAATCAACCGAAGCAAACGAATTTGGTGGTGAAAGTGTGTACTGACCAGTTACGGTACATAGTGCCGAATCTGTAACGGAGAATGAAAATTGACCAGAAGATAAACCAGTAAATGTATAGTTTGTATCAAAAGTTACTGAAACATCATTGTTTGATCCACTATAATAATATGGTGCCGTTCCACCATCTATCACAACACTTAATTCACCATCTGGTTGTAAACAAGTTGGTTGTTGTGTTATAACACTTATAATTTGAATAGGTTGTACCTCATCTATTTGTATATAATCAACATTTGTACACCCTTCGGAATTTGTAATTTCAACAGGGTAAAGACCTTGTGTTAAACCCGTTACAGTAGTTCCAGTTTGTCCATTAACATTGGCTAACCAATTTATTGTATAAGCACTTGTTGGGCTTGTAAGACCAGTAATGTATATTTTTCCATTATTAATTCCTGGTACACACCCAGCCGAATTTACCTTATAATACCCAAATGTAAAATTTGTAGAAGACCTAATCACACAAGATTCTGAAGTACCAGAACAACCACCATTATCAAACGCATCAACGTAATAAGAATCTGGTGAAAGGTTGTTAAAAACAACATAGTTTTGTAATGTCGATGTGGTACCACTATCAATGTAATTATTTAAAATGTCGTATAAATATATTTCGGTTCCATTAACATATGTTTCAGTAGTTGCCGTTATAGAGCCGTTATTAAGATTACAAGTTGTTCCTTCACAAGTAAGTGAAACTGTTACACCAGATGAAATTGTAAAAGATAGGTATTGTATTGTTGGTGGTAAATCAGAGTCCTGAATTGTTAAATTATAATTCCCAACTGGTAAATTATTAACATAATAAAAAGGGTCTAAAGATGTAACCGCTGAGGTTGGTAATAAACCACTAACACTAGGACCTTCATAGACAATCCAATCAGGACTACCTCCAACTATTTCAAATTGTAGAACACCAGAAGATGTATTACTACAATCGCCTGTTATTAATATTGATGGAAATGTTATAAAACTCATTGTTCTGCACAAAGTATAGTAAAGTTTATACCTAGCTCAAGTGTAAAGATATCTTCATCGTCGAAAGGTGTACAATTAACATTATAAATAGTTAAAATTTCACTATTAACATTAATATCATACGTATATCCATCGTTTTCAATTTCTGTTAGTATTGTTTCAACACCAGTAATCCATTCCGAATCAGTTGGGTAATTTTGGTACCCATAAGTTTCACTAAATAAATCACTTGACAATGTTATACCATTTAATTTTGATATCACATACCATTGAACATATAGGGTATTAAGTTGGCACTGATCTAAATTAGATAGTCCTTGACTTTCTAAATAAGAATTTAAAGCGGTTGTTAGTAAAACACCAAATCTACCACCGATAGGGTTGTATGTCCAAGGATATAGTCCACATCTAAGGAATTGTGTTGGGCAATCGTATGCAAATAACTGGGTTACTAATGAACAAGGTTTACAAGGAATCGGTACAATTTTACAACCAAATTGTCTTCTCCACACAAATTTTTGTCTATGGAATATTGAATTTTCTAATCTAACTCCGGTGTTCCAAATTGTTGTTGCTGGAACCATTTGTTCTACTAGTCTTATCCAGTAATCACCAATACCATTAATGTAGTCCAACATTGTTTGATAATTAAAATTATCATTTTTAATTCCTGCTAATTGTTGTGACTCTAAATATTTCCAATATATTGACGATAGTGTTGGGTAACCACCTGTCTTACCATCTGTAATAAATTGTCTATTTCTAACGTTAATCATATTTCGCCAGAAAGTTTGTGCAAATTCAAAAAAAGTTTTTTCTTTTGGTTTTGGTACAATTTCAGTCCAATCTATACCACCTCTTTTTGGGTAAGGTGTGTTTGGATTTGGGTTACAATAAGTTGGCTGTACATAATTTAAACCTTCGTTTGGAATTGGAAAATTATATTGTCTTGACATGCTCCAAACATCATATACCAAACCAAAACTTGGGTTCAACATAACATCAACATTTTTAACATTCAAAACAAGACAGTCATCTGAAGCATAATAATAAGCATTAAAATTACCATCAGAACTTTTTCTCAAATCACTTTCATTATCGTACCAACTTTTTTTGTTATCTATAACTCTTCTAAGTCTAAATCCTAAATCCATATATGGAAACTTCCTATATCTTTCTAGGTATTCTTCACCATAATTAAATGGTAATAGTTGGGTTTGATAACTAGGATTTGAACCAGTGAAAACAGATGTAGTTAAATCTATTTTTTCTGGCATTCTATGTTGTGGTGTTGATTCGAACCATCCACCACCAATTTGGAAATAATAATTTTCACTATCCACTGGTGTACTTGGGCAACCAAAACTATCTATTGGGTAATCTTCTCTAGTTAAAGAAATGTCGATTATTTTACTTGAAGTTGTAACCCCGGTATATTGTACACCCATAACAGAATAAACATCTGTTGGGTCCAAAACTGGTATTGATTCAACATATGTCCCTGTAGCAACAATGCTAAATTTAGAATCAAATTCGTTTATATTAATTCTTTGATCCGCAATATAAATGTACTCGTTGAAGTCAACTAGAAATTCTGGTGCTCCAACCAACCTTAAAAGTATTTCTATAGATTTTCTAGTTCCTTTTGATTTGAAAAGAAATGCCGAATTTAAAATTAAATTTCTAAAGTACTGGTAGTTTATTTCATCTGGTGTCTTACCTACTGGTACGCCACTAAAACCACTTTCACTTGTACTAAAAACAGAGTTTAAGAAATTCTCTTCAGTGATTGGTGACATATTTATTTTCCAACCTAATGTTTCGGCTAAATTCTTAAGTAATTGTGATGGTATATCATTTTTAACATTATACCTAACTGAGTTCATTGTTGATAGAGCATCAATAAATGTTTTAGTTTCATCAAAACTTCTTCCATAGATTTGCAGTACTTTTTCAACTTTTTTATCTACAGTATCAAATTCTTTTATGGATGCTGTTGTTAAAAACCTAGAAATTAAATTTGTTTTATATAAATCAAGACTTGTTGCAAAACTGTTAAGTTCGGACAAATAATTATCAAATGACCTAGTTTGTAAATCTAAATTCCAAGGACCGTTTTTTGGAAATCTTAATGCTTTATAACTGAACGTAAAAGTACCATCTTCATTTTCAATTGGTACTGAAAAATAAGATGTATAGATTGGTGTGTTATTTCTATTTAATAAGAAATTTTCTACCTCATCAAAATCTTCGTTAAAAACTTTATTAACATAAAAATCACTAGGTCTAACTATTATATTGTCGTAACTAACCGAATTACCAGAAAATGCGTTCCCTTCGACATAAATTGTTAAGACCTGGTCTCCATTTGTTACTGGTACAATTTCATTTATTGGGTAATGTTTATCATCAACAATAACTACATATTTTGAATAGTTAGTTTTTAAATTTCTTAAAGTTGAAATAGATAATTCAGTAGCTTGGAAATTTTTTTCAGCATTAACTGTAAAATCAATTCCAAATGGATTATTAATATTTTCTAACTCTAACTCAAGTTTTGTTTCGTTTTCAACAGAATTGTAAACAATATTTATTGCTGTTGTTCCAGTTAAGTAATTTATTCTTGGGTTTGTAACTTCAAGAGCTGCTGGAAAAAAATTAATTATCTTTTTAATCGAAGCCGAAAATCTTAGTACCAAAGAACCATATAATGTAAAGTTTGTAACTTGAGATAAATCGTAATTTGGATATACCTGGAAATTATTTGCAATAATCATTTTTGATTCTTCGACATTAGATATATTCATAGTGTCGAGTGAAATTGGGTCTGAAAACGAACCAATCTCAAAATTCCTATCTTGTTTTTCTGTAATATTAGTTGTGAAGGCAAAATTTGCTTGGGTAAGTCCACCACCATCAACTAATTGTAAACCAACTAGATTGTCAGAAAAGGATCCTTGACCGGATGCTTGTGGTGGGCATGTAAACTTATTTATAGCCATTATCCTGTTATGTTATTGAATGCTTTACTAAAGTCTATATTTGTTCCCCTATCTTGTCTAACTTCAAATAATAATTCATTAAATTGATCACGAATTTCATATAGATTGTATTGTTTATAAATGTTATTTTGACTATCGTAAATTGTATAAACACCATCGTCAATAGATTTGGTTTGATTGCCGTAAAGGGCGATTGCAAGTGTCGAAACATCGTGTTCAACAATTTCAATTTCAGTTGTTATTGGATTAAAAAATGTATTTGTTATTATTATATTTTGATTTGGTTGACCAATAAATGGAATAGCATTTGGTTTGTTTGTTGGTGACGATGATGGTGAAAGAGTACAAAAAAGTAAATTTGTAACACCCTCAACGTATCTATATCTTACAGCTTTTTGTGATGTATTTGTTAAGTTAACATAAACTGGTTCACAATAAAACGAAGATGTTATAAGTCTAAAAAAGTTAGGAATTTTTGTTCCGTTATCGTTTAAATATTCAACTCTAAAACCAATTAAACCTTGATTAACAAATTTATTTCTAAATGTACTTGGTACGTTATTAATATCAATAACAATTCCTTGAACGTTTGGTAATGATGATAATACGCCACAATCTGTTATTTTTGTTCTGATTTCCGCTGGTCTAATATATAGTGTATATATACCTAATTTATTAAATTGGTCAGCAGGTAATTTAAGATTGTAAAGTCCACCCAAAATCTCTACATTAGCGTTTCCACCAGTATTAATATTATGAAAATATGGTTTTAGAACCGCCCTAGCATCTAATTTTGTAAGTAAAAAATTATCCGTGTCGTCTCTTGAAGGTGTGTAATTTAATATAATTTCAACATCTTCTGGACTAACATCTGCTGGTCTTATGGTTCCGTAATTTCCTGTTGCCACTTTTAATTATTTATAATGTTTATCTTTTAATAAATACGACCTTTTAGAATTTTTTGACTCTAAAAAATCCATAACCATACTTGGTTATATCTCCCAAGTTATCTATTTCACCAAGTCTCTGCATTGTTTCTAGTCCCGAAACCTTGCCACGTTCTATAAATAACTCCGATTCAATCGCTGGTTCATCAATAACATTGAGTAATGCCTCGTTTTTTGTTATTGCTGATAGTGTGAATAAATCTACATCTATACCATAAGAAGAAATAAAATAAATTGTAGTACCATCGGACAAATCCCAATATAAAATATTATCTATTGTATATGCCGTATAACTATTTGTTGGGTCTGGACCTAAATAAACACCCTGTGTTCCAGAGTTTCCAGTTATTGGTATATTAAGTTTGAACTTTCCACCAAATAAATTAAATTTTGGTCCATAAACCGCAAGATCGTTTACACTACTTTGTGTAAAACCAGTAATTAAAAAAGGAACTGTTGTATAATTATTACTATCATAGTCAAGAATGTTTGTATTTGAGTCACCAGTAAATATGTAGTCATAACTAACTGGTGTTCCAGTCCAGGTACAACCTGCTGGTGTAAAATACGCGGTACCTTGTGGATTATCTATTGTTAGTCCGGTATATGGTAATTTAATTGGTTTTTCTACATTTGATATACCCCAAGGTGACTTAGATTCCAATTTAATAACATAATCTTGTGGTGAATTAACATAAGTATGTGTTATAGGTGAACTACTCGTTAAGGTTGTTATAGGTGAACCATCACCCCAATCTAATGTGTACTTACTTAGTGTTAAGAATTTTTTAAGTTCTTTTTCTGAAGTATTAAAAAAAGTTACAGTATAAGGTGAACTTGTATCCGCCGACCATAAAAAATTAATAATAACATCTTTTTGTAGTACGGCACCATCAAAAGGTGTGTAATATCCAATATCTATTGCTGTTTGTGTGAAAAGAAGTGGTACTGTTAAACAAGTAAGTAATGACTGATTATTTGGTCCTGCAGACAATAAGTAGTCCATTGGTAAATAATAACCAGTCGTTCCAGTCAAGGTATTTACTGTTGTTGATGTTATAGGACAACAAGGGTCTATTGAAACTGTGATGTCTGTTTCACCAGTATAAGGTACTTGTACAATATCACCTAATATGTTTTCTCTAGAAATTTTAAAATAATACTTTTGCTCTTCCATATTATGGGTTTAAATATTCATACCAGTTTATCGATGAAACATCTGTTCCAACTCTAAGTCCAGTTATTGTATCATAAACCTCATATGTTTTTGACGGGTAATTTAAACTAACTTTATAGTAAAAATAATTTGCTTTATTAAATGTATAATAATTACCTGACGCTGAAAATATTGATTGGGGTCGATTCATCATATTAACAAAAATTCCTCGTCTTGCATTAAAAAATTTAGCAGACATATAAAATTCATTTATGTTTATATAAAAATTCTCACGTAACCAATAAATGAAAAATCCTTCTTTATCTCCAACAAAATCTAATCCCATTTTTGGTTTTCTAATTTGTACGTTCTGTAAAAAGGTTGAAATTGTTACTGTTTCAAAATCACCTTGTTGTACTGGTAGTATTATAGAAAAATAGTTTTTTTGGTTAGATTCATTTGGTGTATCATAAAAATCTAATTTAAAAAATGACTTCGTAAAAGGTTTTGAAAAGTAATAAACGTCTTGTTTTGTAAAATCTTCATACAAATAACTGTTGTACCAAGATGTTGAATTACTTATTGTGTCGCCAGTATCAAAGAAATAAAATTCGTAATTTATTTTTGTTAGTATGTCCACATTATTTGTTGCAACATACTGACTATGCGAAAACCTTGAAAGTTCAAAGTCATTTGGCAATCCAATAAGTTCATCAAGTACCTCACCTTGGTAGGTATCAATAGCCTGGTCTCTTTCTGAAAAATCCCATTTCATTTCGATTGGTAAATCTATTTGTTTACCAATTGCTGATTTCACTATTTTATATTTATTCACACTCATCTTCGGTTGGTTCTTGTATTTGTGTTATATCTGGTTGACCTATACCTTCATAGAATAATCTAAAAATTGTTGTATTAAAAGGATAGTGTTTTCCATTTGTGAATGGATAGTCAACACCTAATCCAGAAGAATCCACATAACCATAAGGATATATATCTCTCCATCTAAAACCATTTGAACTATTTGAATAAAATGCCCAATCTGGTATTCCGGTCACAACATTTGCATCACCTTCTTCAACGTACTCAGAAAAAACTCTAATTGTTACTGGATTGTGTGGGTAATAGTAATAACCAAGTTGGTTAGTTAATGAAAATAAATCATATTGTGTAAACCAATTTTGATTAAATGTAAATTTATGAACTTTACGTGAAACAATCCTTTCTTCTTGTGTAAAGTCATTCCACTCACAAAAATCACCATATAATAAATCATCTTTTTTTAAGTCACTATTATAGTAAAAAGGTCCAGAACCTACATTAGATGTATATGAAATATTTGCTACGTTTGTATTTGAAAGACCGTTATTTAAATCCCAATAAATGGATGGTGCGTTATTCTGTAAAGGCATATTAAATTCATACCCTTCTCTTAATTTATTTGTCCAACCCCAATACCCTTTCCAAACACTTGTAAAGTATAGTTCGTTTATTGGTCTATTTTGATTATCTCGTATTTTACTAATATCAATGTCTCGATTAAATGATAGTGTATAACATTGTGAACCTTCAACTATTGATGTTCTTGGACAAGTTGGTGGTGTTAGAATTTGAAGTGGTGTTCCGCCAGATAAAACTTTTTCAAATTGTGTTTTTAAATTAAAAATGTTTTCTTCAAATCCAGATTTTGTTAAAATTGCATCACCAACTTCAGTCAAAATCTTATTAACCTTAACATAATATTTCGACATTGTTTCGGCAGAATTTACTGGATCCAAAACTTTCTTTAAATTACCAGTATTTCCTGGGTCAAAATTTGTTGTTAAATAACCAATATCAAATATGTTAAAAATATATTCTTCACTACCAGAACCACCATCACCAACGGAATCAATTTCAAATAAATCTGTCCCATTATAACTGAATGGTAGCTGGACGTATTGTCTTGTACTTAATCCGTGTTTCATCGGACATCTAAATGTAATTAAATTATTAATTCTTGATGTGATTAAGTACGGTATACCGTCTTGAGCTTGAAAAGTCCAAGTTGCAATTGTTTGTGGGTCGTGAACATATAATGTTTTTGTATAGTCGTTTGAATATGGGTAAGACATATAGTGTGTCCAATTATAAGTTGACGCACTTTTGTTTATAAAAATTTGATGGTTATTAACACCTGATGTGTAACCAACTTGGTTATTATCATTTCTTATAAAATCAAATTCAGAATATTGTGGAAAACCATACCATTCAATAGGTGTTAATCCAGGATTACAAGCAATTTTTTCAGTTGTTTCGACTACTTTTGTGTAAGCTAAGTAATCAACATATGGTTGGTAAAAAGTACTTCCAGAATATTTGTTTTTTATTATTAGATTATATTTTGTACTTGGTCTAAAAACGTTAGATGCTTCTCTTTCATTAACAAAAGTTTCTTCAAGATTAACATCTATATATCTTTCATATTCAACTTGTTCGTGTGATGTTTGTTCAAGAACAATTTTTTGTTGACCGTCAAGTACTGGTGCACCTTGGTATCTATTATTACTTCTAACAATTACTGTTGGGTTATCTATTGGCATTATCCTTCGGTGTTGATGTAAACTTTTATGAATTTATCAATTGCTGTATTTCCGTTTGAAAGTCCAAAATAAAAATGATATGGTGCTCCAACAATAACACTTTGATTTGGTAATCCATTTACAACACCGTTTGGTAAAATTTCTGGATTATCATTAGAATCAAAGTTTGTTATAAATCCAAAATTTTCAAGGTTATTTGATTTCCTAAAATATGGGTCTGTATTAAAATCTAAATCTTGATAAGTCTTACTAAAGAATCCACCATTTGATAAAACCTGCGTATTCCAATTATTATCTTCTGTTCCAAAAATACTATTTGTTGGTCCTGTTATCCTCCATAAATAATGTGGTACATTTTGGTCGTGAGGATAACCATAATAATTAAATACACCACCACACTTGTAACTTAAAGCTTCAATACCAGGTGATAATTTTCTTCTATAACTATAATCTTCGGTAGATGATGAAAAGAAAATACCAAATACAGGCTTTGCGTCTGGTGTTGCATCTGAACCAATATATAAGAAATTATTTGGGTAATTTTCTTCAATGTATGGACTTACTCTCCACTCAGAATTTATTGATAATGCTTGTGCGATATCACCATCAATTCTTTCCGCTTGTCTTGAGCTATTAAAAAACTGAACAATACCTTTACCTTCTGATGATCCACCACTTGGGTTACCAATTGGTATTATTTGGTCCCAAACTGAAGCATTAAGTAGTCTTGAAATAAAACTCATTTGTAGCAAATCAGAATTATCTTGGTAAGACGTTGATTTTACTTGGTCAACAAGATATCCGTTAAAATCCGAATCATTACATATTTGACTAATAAACTTATCTCTAGGTCCCATATCCATTACTGTTGTTGGAAATTGTATTCTTTTTGTGTTATACCCTAACCCTGGGAAATCATTTATTAATTCTGTTGGCCAAAACTGACTTGCTGGCGGTGATTCAACACCAATAAAATTATTACCATTCCAAGGTGAAGACCTGTAATAAAAACCATTAGTTAATTCATTATAAACAATAGTATCTTGACAGTACTTATATTGTGGTTCATCTGGTTGTGCTAAATTAAATTTACTTACTTTATTAAATGTAAACATATATAAAACACCATTAATCCAGTTGTTTTGGAATGTTTGAGAAAATACTCCTCTACATGCCGCAAATGTTAGTGTAAATCTTGTTTTCCATTCAAGTAACAATCTAGCGTCTTCTGGAAATTCAAATAAAAAATCTTTATTTAATAAACAATAACAACCTCTAACCATTCTATTTTCTGGTATATCGCAGTTTGGATTAATACTTACATTGGTCCCGCTACCTTGGTAACATTCTAAAGGTTTCATATTTTCACAACTTAATGTTGATGTTAAACCTTGTACAAATTCTGACTCATCATAAACGGCTTGACCAGCAGATGGGTCTGGTGCTAAAGCTATTGTTGGCGATGATTGACCTTGTGCACTAAAATATTGGAAATTAGTATTTTGATGTAGTGCATAACTTGTTTCAGCGTAATTTTCTTGGGTTCTTGTTGAGGTTGGTAATCTGTCACTTCTCATAACAAGGTATTGTGGTTGTCCAGGTGTTTGGTCAACTGTAAAGAATATTGGTGCCGGATTGTACTTATAGTAAGCAGGTGAATATACAGCATATTTAGTAAGTCCTACAGAATATTGGTCGTTATTTCCATTAAAATTTTGGGTCATACCTTGATAAATCTGACCAGCAAATGAATTAGATGCTGTAAATGAACCACCAGCAAAATAATAATTTAAAGTAGATTGTGGTAAAGTTTGATGAAAAGGTGTGTTTGAAACATCATAAATTGTTGGTAAAACAGATGATCTTCCGTTTGAATTACTTAAAATAGTGTGTTGATTTGGTGCAATTGATGATATTGTTTGGAAATTTAATAATGGTGATGGTTTATAACTATTAGCAATAAATTCATCTGGACATAAATAATAAAAAGGTAATGTTGACGTAAACCCAGTAAATTCATTACAAGTTACACCACTTACTATATATGTTTCTCCAATTCTAAAATTATATGGTTCAAAAAATAAATCTGGCGCTGAATCATTTTGTGTTATGATATGTGTTGTTGGTTTTATTCCTGTTGCTTGTATTGGTATATTCAAATAATATTCACCCTCAACAATTGGTCCTTGTCCAAATGATTTACCAAAAATTCTAGATAAATCGTATTTATTTTTTTGTTTAGGTGAATGTGGGTCAACACCTCTAGTAATAATTAAAACTTCTAAATTACCAAATTGTGGAATATTTTCAACAATATTGTTAAAATATGAATACTGATAATTACTTGCCGGTGGTGGTGCTTGTGTTAAATTACAATCACCATCTTGATAAACAAAAACAGCATCGTGTTTTAGATATTTACTTGGGAAGTAATTTGCATTTGTGAAACTTGCAAGTGAATTAAATTGGTTGTATGTATATCCGGAAATTAATTGGAAGTATTCTAAATCTATATTGTACTGTAAATAATTTTCACTTTCACCAGAATAGAATAGTTCATATTGTACTGATTGGGAGTTGGTTGGTGTTGTTGGGTTTGCATAACTTAAATTTGTAATACTAATACCAGTTGTTGTGAAACCAGTAACGGCATTATTTCCAAATTGATTTTCACCAAAATTATTACCATCGTGAAACGTAACACCTGTCAAATTTGGGTTACACAAAGAAATCACACCATCTTGGAATGTAAATAAACTACCAACACCGATTTGACTTGCGGTTCCGGCTTTTGCTAATATTACCAATACTTGGTCTTTATGTTTTGTATTTTGATTATTAGTACTTGTTGTGTTAAATGTTACTTCAATTTGATTTACATTATCAAAATATTTTTGTCTCAAATTAAATTCATTTAATTTTTGTGAATATGTTTCAGTATATGGTTTTGCAAAAAATCTCCAATCACTACCTAAATATTTTTGAGCTGAAAGTAAAAAATGATTTGGTGCGTGTAAATATGTTTTATCTGGAACACCATAATAATCATTTCCAATATCTAATGATTCACTACCGCTTAATAATCTTTGATATCCAAGAGTTGCGGCAATAATAACATTTGTGTCTATCCATTGTTCTCCGATTGAGTAACTTAATGATTTATGCCCACACCAAGGTACGTTCCAAAATAATGGTGAATTACAATTGAATGTTGGATTACAGCTAAACCCATTAAAATAATAGGGTCCTGTAATTGGTTGATTTTGTGGTTCTGGTTGAGACACATTTGGATGTGATAATGTTGGGTAAGAAGAAGGTAGATTAATTGGTGCAATAAAAGAATTATCAGTAATTGCTGTTGTTGGTATTCCTTCTGGTAAATCTGAACCGTCAACTTGTGATTGAGCATCAGATATTCCTTGATTAACACTAGACTCATTTATGTTATTTGCCTCAGAAAAGTCTGCGTTTCCACATTCACAATCACATGCTGTACAATCGGGATATGATAACATTGGTAATCCAAGTCTTGGGAAGTTATCAATATTTATTAAATATTTTAGTGTAAAAGCACTTAAAGCAATACCTGCGGCAACCATAAATAACACTTTCACACCTTGTTTTATAATTTGTAAAATTGTTGCAAGAGAAATTACTGGACCACCTGCGTTTGCATCACCTATTGAAGTGATATAGTAATATAAATCAATTCCCGAATCAACACCAAGGTATGATATGTATACACCCAAAAATACTAACAAGTATTTAAGTACTGGCCAAATAAATGAAATTAAATGTGCTATAAACAATAAAGGAACAAAAACAAGTGGTGTTAATATTGAAATAAACAAATTAAAAATAAAAAATAAAAAATCAAAATTTCTTACAACGTCATTTACTGGAAATGTGTTTGTTTCAGACTTACAAGTTCTATTATCAATTTCTTTTATCCCTAAATGTTTTGCTCTTCCAAGACCTCTTTTATAACGATCAAGAAACATTGCTGTTGTATATACTTTATTATAGTGAAATTCATAAAAAGTATCTTCACAATTTATTGCCGCTTGTGAATCTGCGTAGTCGTCCCAATCTAAACTAAATGAATATGATTTTAATAAATCAAAATATTCTTGATTAAAAAACTTATAAACAATGTCTGATGGTTGATTTGGGTCCTCTGGAACCAAAGTTACATTTATAAAATCATTTGGTGTTTGTGTTGATATCACTTGGGTGTCACCATAATATGGTGTCCAAGGTCCACCAATACTTGGTCCTACTTCAACAGAATAACTTGATACATTTACAACTTCTTTAAAAACTAAACCACTATTTCCAAGTGGACCAAATATAACACTTGTACCTTGTCCGGGTTGTATTGTTCCGGTAAGTAATTGTACTTGTCCAGTTTTTAAAGGGTCACTATTATAAGTGGATACTGTCCACCCATGTTCTTTAATATTTGGTACAAAATAATTTGCTCTTTGGAACTCATTTTGTAAACCACCTTCGTTTTCCCACTTAAATTTAAACCTATACCTTGCTTTTGTTGGTATTCCTAATTTTGGGTCATTTGAAATTGCTTGTTCACCAAATTCATTTGTGTAAACATAATCTAAGTTCATTGGTAAATTAACCAAATACGAACCATCACCATCTATTACTTTTCCATCGTTTGGTAATTTAAATTCTTCAAGTATTGGGAGTCCTAACTGGTCAACATTTATTGTTTGTCTTATTGATAATATTTGTCCTGGACCTGCGATTAACTCACAAAGATTTCCAGTATTATTTTTTGGTTTACAACTTACTCTTAGTGCATCGTCATCAGTTGTTGATATTATAGAACCAAGAAAGACTGCTTTTGGTTCAATACTTATATTTGCTTCACTTAAATCAAAGTCAACTCTTGTAATACCTAATTGGCAAACGTCTGTATCACCCCATAATGGTGAAATATCAATAATTTTATTTAATGTTTTTATCTGTGGAAGTTCATTTAAATTTGTAGAAGACTTAAATGTATTTCCATCAACTTGATTTTCTGTTGCAATTCCATTCTGGATTAAGTCTTGTGGTGTTAGTGAAAAACAACCAATATCATATAATCACCACTTTCATTTGTTTTAGTTGTGAACTTATAATATTTGTCGTACACCTCAATATAAGATTGGTCTAATAAAACTTCTTCTTTTGTTGGAAAAGTTCCAGTTGCTGCGTGACCTTCATACGAGGGTAGTTTAGGTAATAAATTATATCTATAACCGTCGTCACTTACATCAGATAAACTTTGGTAAGGGTATAATTCAGTTATTACTGGGTTATTTTCATCTTCTGGTTGTAGCGGTATGAAAATAGAAACCCTTGCATTTGGTAATCCAAAACCACCATTAACAAATACACGACCAACAATAACACCATAGTCAGAACATTGTCTACTATAAACCTCACTCTGTAATATTTTAAGAGAAAGTATGTTAATTTGGTCAAAATCTTGGTCCAGATTAACTTTAACTGATTTGTCGACCCCAACCTGGGTTCTTATTCTATATGATTTTGGCATTAAATTTCTTCTTTTTTGATAAATAGTTTATTTCCTATTTTCAAAAAATAATCCTTTTATAAAAAAAATAAATTATCAAGAAAAGTTAATACCCTTAAAGTTAAGAACTCTTACATTAATATCCTTATTTGGGAACCTAATTTGATACATTTGGGTTGGTTCTGCAAATATGGTATCGGCAATTAATTCTATTTGTCTTGTTGCTGGGTCAATATATCTTTGTGATGTTTGTGATGACGAGTACTGACCACCAACTTTATTAAAGAATTGTACATCAGATATACTAATAACACCATCTAAATTTTGGATTCGTTTTCTAATTTCAGAAATATATACATTTTCACCCATTTGTCTATTAGCCGGTGAAAAATATTGTGTTATTATGTCTATAATTTGTGTAACAATTGTTCCTTGATTTTGGCTTGCATCTAAAACAACATCAACATTTGTACTTAAATCAATAACATTAGCACTTTCAACAGAAATATAATCGTTAATCATTCTGTAATTTGATAAGTAATTAGCAATATTCTGTTTTAGTGTATTGGATGTTATTTCAGTTAATTTTCCATCACTATCATAAGATAATAATTTAATCTTAATTTTATTATTTTCTTCAGTAATCGTAACTTTAGCTGGTGCACCAAATTGTGATGGCATTGTTCTAATTATTGATTCGTAGTCATTGATTGTAACCGCTCTATTTTGTGCTGAAAAGTTAAATGAAACCATTTGTCTAACCTCTTCTGTTGATGGATTGTCTGCCCCACCAATTGCCGCTGTAACGTTATTACATCGTAAAGAATTAATAACGCTTCTATTAACATTATCTGATGGACCATTAACAGCAAAATTAACAGTTCCAATTTGACTTATTACATTTATACCTAAGTTTGTATTACTACCACCACCAACTCTATATTGTATAAACATTGTTGTGTTAGGTTTTAATGCGCTACCTAATGTTAGGTTGTTTGTATATTTTGAAAGGTCGAACGAAAGACCGTCTCTTGCAAATTCTCTTAACTGGTCTTCAGCTGAGGTATTACCACCACCAAACGTCATTTTAAAGAATCCTTCTGGTGTATATTCAGTTATAAACTTATCTGTTGTTGTAACATATTTTCCAACTTTAATACCTGGACTATCAGATGTTTTTGTTGGGTCTTCAATAAAAACTCTATCTTCCATTAAGGCTTGAACTTCATACCATCGATTGTTTTGACCAAGAAATTCTTGAGTAGGTGGTATTGTTACATATTGTGTCCCTTCTTTTATTAGTACACTTGTTATACCCAATACATTTTTTTCTGGTAAGAATAATTCATAAAAAGGTCTAACGTCATTAGGTGTAACAACTTTTTTAAATACTTTTGTAACACCATTAACAACAACTTCACGTTTAATAATTGTATAGTTTATTATTTTTCCGTTTGAATCGAAATTAGGTATCTTTAATCTATTTGGTGAACCTTCGGCATTTACTGCGGATGAAAAATCGATATCATAAACAGTTTCAAACGGTTGTCCAGCACCAAGAACTTGAGCACCTCTTCTTAATATACCACAGTAACTTAAATTTTCTTTATCACCAAAAGCTGGTACAGTGATTGAAAAGTCTACTAAGGAAACAGAAGGTCTTTGTCCTGGAATTTTTAACCCATAAGTTCTTGCAATATTAAAAACTGAAGATCTTTGTTGGGCATATTGTAAAACAGTTTCTTGAATACTTCTATCAATATGGAATTGTAGGTTGTCTGTAACCGCCGCATTTAAATCCAAAAATACCGAAAAAATACCGGCATCGTTAAAGTTTTGTACAAGGTCTGGATAATACTGTCTAGTAAAATTAATAAGTTCGGTTCTTATTCCTTGAAAGTCCCTTGTTGTGTACGATATTTTCTTTTCTGCCATTTTTTTTAAATATTAAGTATTACAAAATCACTTGATTCAAAAGCACTATTTGTAACTTTATAATCAATTTTTACTCTTGCTGTATATTCTTTTTGTGATAATCCGGGTACACGATATTCTCTTTGTCCTTTTGAGTTAATATATGTTGCTCCTGGGTCCTCTAAATCAGCTGTTGCTTCTTTTATTTCAATATTTGTAACCAGTACTCCTGGCATATATCTTCCAACACTTTCTCTAATTTCAGATTCAACATCAGAAAAAGTAGGACCATCTAATGGTTCAAAAATAAATTCATATAATCTTGTCCCAAAATCGGGTAAAAAATATCTAGTTCCTTTCCTTGTTAAAAGTAGGTGTATTAAATTACTTCTTATTTCATCATCAGCAGTTGGTGTAACACCAAGATACTTACCAAGTGATGATTGTTCAAAAGGAAATGCTAAACCATATGTTGTACCGTATGCCATATAACATAAATATACATTATAGTAATTTTGAATAAATAATTAAAATCTTAAATAAGATTTCTATTAGTCTAAACTATCTTCGTGCTTTCTAAAAAATTCTAGTGGTATGTCTCTATGAGCTTTACTGGTTTTTGTTAATGTGCCATTTTTTTCCATAGCGGCAAGTACTGATTTAATCGAAGGATAACCACCCCAATTACCACTATTTGATAAAGACTTAACATTTGACGGTAATTTTGTGTATACTTTTGATGAAGATGGATCAATAAGACCAATAAAATCATAGTCTTTTACATTATTATCTATTTCTTTCCAGACCAATCTTCCTCCAGCTGAAAATCCCATAATTTTTGTTACGTTTTTAGTTTCTTTAAGTTTTTCTAATTTTGAACCTTCGTTATAGTTTATAAATTCAACATTTTTGGTAGACAAACCAGCATTTTCCCATTGTGATTTCATCCAATTAGCTGTTGCATAACTTATACCACCAATAACCACTGTGGTACCACCACTTTCCGTTTTTGTTTTCTTTTCGTCTTTTTTTTCTTCAGTATCTTTTTCTTCTTTATCTTTACCGATTTTTACGTCTTTTTTAATATCTTCGATTTTATTTTTAATTTCCTTACCTGTTGGTACTTTATCAATTTTAATATCATCTTTTTTATCAAAATCAATACCCGTTATGTCTTTAAAAACTTCTTTGGTTTTACCTTTAACTGTTTCATATGAAGATTTAACAAAATCTAAAGCATCGTCATACCAAGCTTCATTTAATGTACCATTATCTGTATATCTTTCAATAATTCTTTTTAATTGACTTTCGGTTATTTTGATTTTCATAATGCTTTTATTTTATAAATATGATGATAAAAAAAAATCACTAATTTCTTAGTGATTCTTTTAAGTTTGTATTACCTTTTTGGTAAAGTGGTTCGTAGGGGCAGTGCTTGCAATTATTTCCACAACATTTACCTCGTTTCATATGGAAATATTCTGTCATAACAATATTACCAGAATCATCTTTATAAAAGTCAGGTTTAGGAGATTTTTTAGTTGTCTCCTGAACATATAACTGTTGTACCCAATCTTTTGATGCGTTTACCGTCATAACTTATATAATTTCGCAAGCACCTCCGGCACAAGCGGCCTCACCTCTTAAATCGGTGTTATCTTGTAGTTCAATTACTTTTGTAAGATCAACGTTCTTTAATGTTGCCGATAATCTTTCAAAGTCTTCTTTTGTACAATCTTCAAATGGTGCCTGTGTGTAAGTTCCTCCGTTGTATGGTAAAACTGATAGTCCATTATAGAATTTTCTATTTTTCCACATCCAATCACCCACTAAGTCCCACTCATCTTCTTTAATTGAAACTGTTGCTGAAACGTTATGTGAATTTTGTCCACCTCTATGTCCAGGTCTAATCCACTCTTGAGATACTTTTTTCACTCTTTCAAGCATTTGGAATACTGATTCGTATCTTAAAATTGACCCTTCTGGTGACATTTGAGGAATTGTAATTACCGCAGTATCGTGTGGACGGAAATACTCATCTTCAACTAATTCTGGGTGATTAATCGCAAGATACGAATAAATTGCTTCATTTTTTCCAACTCTAATTCTTCTTAAATAGAAGTCATTATGCCAAGCGTGAATACCAGATGATGTACCTAAAACCAATGATGATGTACCAGACGGTTTAACGGTTGTTGTACGGGCAGCTTTATTAATCCCAATTAAATTTGCAACTCTCTCATTTTCTTCTTTAACGGCTTCAGCTGCTGCTTTCATATCATAACCTAATACAACACCAGAACCAATACCAGTCATTCCTACACCAATAAGTGCGTCTTTTTCAGTTGTTCTTTTCCAAACATCTCTCAAATAATGGAAGTCTGTATATCCAGCTTGTAATGTTCCGATGAACGCTGCACCTTTAACTCTTTTTTCAAAGTCTTCTTGTGAGTCAATATCTGAAGCATTAACCTCACATAGATTACAGAATTGGTATGGACGTAAACCGATTTCACAACAAGGGTTTGTTCCCCAATCTTTATCGTTTGATAAATAAATTCCTGGTTCACCAGCTCCAGATAACTCAATTCTTTTCCAAAGACTCATAAAATATTCTTGTGTTATTTTATGTCTTAATAATACGGCTGAGTTATTTGCTCTACCTCTTTGTGGGTTTGATTCCCACCAATTTCCAGATTTACAAGAAATCATTTCATCATCATCAGCTGAGAATAATGAAATAAGAGCTGCTCTTCTGATTCCACCCGCTAATACTGCGTCAGCAATATGACATACGATGTCGTGAGTTTCAATTGGTGTTAATTTATCACCATCATTTTTGTTTTCCAACACCTTTGTAATATGGTGAATACAATCTTTTAATGGTTGAGGTCCTGGTGCTTTTCCACCTGATGTTACAAGGTTTGCCCCTTTTTGTCTAATATCTGAAAAATCAAATATTGGTGTTGATGCTTTGTATCCGAAATAAGATTCCATCAATACTTTAATTGCATCAGCCCATCCTTCAATAGAATCACCAATTAAGTATCTTCTTGTTCTTGTTGGATTTGGTTTTTTAATTTCTGGTAGTTTATCTACGTGATGTCTTTGTACTGAGAATCCTACTCCAGTTCCACCTAATAACAAAAACATTGTTTCTGAAAATGCGTCTGTGTGGTCTATCGGTAAATAAGCACAGTTATAAACTCTGTTTGGTGAAATCTCAATTGGTTTACCACCAAATTGTAATGATCTCATAGATGGAAGAATTTTTTTATCGTATACCATTTTATATACTTCTTCTATCTCGTCTTTAATGTTTGGGTATTTTTTTTGGTGCATTTCTTTATTTCTTGTCACCAATTCTTCCCAAGTTTCCCTTCTATTTAATTCAGGGACAAATTTAGCGTATTTCATGTACACCGTAATATCGCTCAATATTTTTTGTGAAATATTCATTTTTTACAAATTTAATTATTTTATTTAAGATTTTTGTTTTTCTTGTTCTTTTTGTTGTCTTTTTTCCAACAATTCTTTGACTCTTTGTCTTTGTCTTTCTTCTTTTTGTTCTTCTAAACCTAAGAATGTGGTTGTGGATTCAGTGTCTATTTCAATCATCGCATTATCAAATTTACAATTTTCAAACACCACACCGTCATCTCCAATACGAGACTTGGTAATTGCTATTGTGGCTAATTTCATTTCTTTTTGTTGTAATGTCTTTGCTACTGAAATAATAACGTGTCCAACTTGTGCTTTCTTAATTGAGCCGCCCATCTGGTCTGTTGTTACAACTTCCGAAGAAATTGATGACCGATTACCTTGTGTTGCTGTCCAACCAGCAATGTTTAGTTCGTGACACATAGCTTCAAATCCTCTCATTACCGAACCTTCACTCTTCCATTCATCTCCTAGGTTTTTATCTGGAACAACACAATCAATGTAATCTAAAACAACCATATCTATTTTAACACCATCCGCAATCATCTTTCTAATTTCATTCTTAATTTGCAACATAGTCTTTGTGTCAGACGGTAGTTTCTTTAAGATTAACTCATTTGGCATTGTTTCCTTGATTTCGTTTACCTTAGTCATCACCTCATCCTTTTTTTCTGACAATTCGTCAGGGTGAATCTTTGTCCAGAGAGTAAAATGTTTTCTCTGTATCACTTTTGGGTTGTCTTCAAAAAATACTTGAAGTACGTTAAATCCTAGGTTAAATGCGTGGTTTGAAATCTTTGTTAGAATGGTTGATTTCCCTACACCAGTTGGTGCAAGTATTACACCAATTTCTCCTTTCGCCAATCCTCCTTTTAACAATCGATCAATTCCTGGTATTCCCATTGGAATTGGGTGTCTATAGTCATCATCCAAGACTTGGTCTAGGTTTGAAAAGACATCTAACATTGATGTGTCTTTTGAACCAACAAGTAATGCGTCTCTTACCAATTCTTCTAGAGTATCATAGTTTTCAAACTCACCCCCGTCTATAATCTTTTGAGCCTTTTTCATAACCTTCTGTAATTCTTGTTGTTTACAGAATTTTAATGCCTTTTCTTGTACGAAATCTACTCCGTCGATAGGTGCAGACTTGATTTTCTTAATAGTATCAAGCACAACCTTAACGGCAGTTTCTTGTTGAAGTTCGGATTTTGCGACTTGTTCTAATGTGTCAAATGATGGTGTATGGTCATACTTTTTATAGTATTCTTTTATCATTTGAATGATGATTTTGAAATACTTGTTTTCAAAATAATTGTTCTCTATTACGTCAATAATCGAATGTGAAAAGTCTTTGTCTACAATGATTTGATTAAGTAATTGTATTTGAAAATTGTTGCCAAGATATTCAAAGTTTTTGTTTGTCGCCATAATTTTTCCTTTTATCAGTAAAGATAAATACTATTAGTTTTGAATAAATTGTGGATAAAAATAATTAAATTTTCTACCTGAAAAAATGTCAGTAAGTTCAGATAATATGCTTTTCAGCCTTGGGCGTAGGTCTACGGTATATCTTACCTTTGGGGGGTATACTTTTGCGTCAAATGTCCTCTGACAAATTGTCATGTTCTCAACCTTAATATAAAGGTTAAAATTTTCTTGTCCTTCGGTAATTGAGGTGTTTAATACATCTGGATTTTCCATAATTTCATACTGGTTCTCCATCATATAAACAACCGATCTCATTTTTAAATCATATTGTAATCCATTACAAAATGATTTAATGTAGTCGTAGAATTGTTCAGACTTATGTGCGTTTTTGTTAAATCCTTTAACATTAAAGAATCTTTGTACAACGATATTATCATTACACATAAGAAGAAATTCTACTTTTGTTACATCTTGATCTTTCATTTTTTTTACTTTTTTGTTTTGTTTCTAAAATTTGTTTTTTCTTTTCTTGATAGTTTTAAAAATGGTTTTAAAAAATTTACCCAAGCGTCGTCACCCTTTGGGAGAAATTTGAAGAATCCGTCTTCCATCATCATTCTTATTAGGTTTCTGTGTCCTCGTCCATCAGGATCCAATGACTCTGAGTAATATGACCTAACAAGTTCTTTTCCTTCCTGAGAAATGAGTGGATTAGCTAGGTCCACCAATTTTTCATTAATTGTGAAAAACTCTTCTCCAAATATTCCCTCTTTGGTTTTCCCACTAAGGAGATTTTGTAAAGCAACATTTCCCTTCTGTTCTGAAAGTAACATTTCTGCCTTTGTTAAAATATCGGTATATTTTAATTCAGTATCAAGTATTTCAGGAAACAGTTTAAGAAATGTTTTTTCACCCAAATAAAAAATACCATCAATATTATCTGAACTATCACCAGTTAATATTTTATAGGTTTTAACATTATAGTGTGGTATTTCGGATTCATATATTTTAATTCCGTCACCATTCTTATAATATCGCTTTTGTTGGGGTGAATATATAGTTACCCTCTCAGAAATAAGTTGTGTTAAATCTCTATCTGATGAAAATATTGTTTTATCTTCATCTTCTGAAATCTGACAATAGTAAGCTATCAAATCGTCGGCCTCCGATTGTTCAACTTCTAATTGTCTAACAAACATTTCTTCTAGGTATTGTTTTACCCTATTTTTTTGGGTTGTAAAAGACTGTTCTTTAAAATCTTCGTCGTCTTTTTGTTTTCGATTAAGTTTGTACTTGGGATAGATTAGTCTTCTCTGAGAAGAACCTGTTTGACTATCCCAAAATACTACAACTTTATTATAATTACTTTCCTCTAAAAATCGTCTTAGAGTGTTTAAAAAATGCCAGGTACCACCAACGTGTTCTCCTTTATTAAAAAAGTCTCTAACACCGTGAAACCCAATTTTTAATAGATTGTTTCCATCAACTAATAAAGTCTTAGTCATTAGATATTTCGTTTATTGGATTTGACATTGCTGGTTCTTTTTCTTCCATATATTCAGAAAAAAATTCACTGAAAATCGCTTCCATAACTGGAACACAGATTGAGTTTCCAGCTAGTGCTACGTGTGCCGTGTTTGATAAAGTAGTTGTTAATAACAAATTAATATCTTCTTCTCTAACACCCATAAATCTATAACCTTCTCTTGCTGTAATTGTTCTCACTCTACCATCTTCAGTTAATAACTGTGGTGAACCACTTGTTGTAAGACAAGGTGAACAGCCTTCAACAGAGTAAATTCTTCTTGTTTGGTCATAACTAACATCGTCTCTTCTACCAACTAATTTACAAATCGTATGTTTTTTTGGTTCATGTGGTGTGAATGGACAATCAACAATCAAAGATTCACTAAAGTTTTCGTCAATAAAAGATTTCATTGGTACTCTTGTTTTTTTATGACTATCAACGTTCATCATTTTTTCTTGTACTTCTTCAATACTACTATTTAGAACTGACATCATAAAAACTCTTTCTCTATTTTGTGGACAACCGAAGTCGGCACCATTAAGGACTCTCCAATAAGAACTATACCCAAGTCCTCTTAAAAAATAGATATGTTTTTTAAAATTTTCGTAATGATTTTTTGAAACCAAGTTTTTAACGTTTTCCATTAACAAAAATTTTGGTCTATTTGCCGATAATAATCTTTCAACATCAAATAATAATCCACTTCTTGTTCCTTCTTTAATTCCTCTTTGTACTCCAGATATTGAAATGTCTTGGCAAGGAAATGAATATGTTAGTAAGTCACAACTTGGAAAGTTATTTTCATCAATTTTTGTAATATCACCTAAATTTCCATAAGTTGTTGTATGTAAAACATCATAACATTCGTTTGCCTGTTTGAAGTTATCACAGTTTGCAACATTTTCATAGTCAACACCAATGTATTTAAGTGCTAACTCTTGTGTTCCGTAACCGGAAAATAACGATACTACTTTTAATTTATTCTTGTTCATAAACCTTTTCTTCTTTTAAATCAAATTCACCATCTACACCAATAATTGTTTTCCAATATTCGGCATAATCTTTTTTGTAGTCTTCAATAGACTTTTTTTCTTCCGTAGCATCCTTTCCAGGTAAAAACCCGTGAGGTGTTACAATAATTTTACCATCTTCAAAACCAAGTCCATTAATGTGGTTTTTCATAACCGATACTTTTGTTCTTGATGCAAATTTAACAGTTCTTTTATCTTTTGTTGCTGTAATTTTTGTTGTTCCAGCACCTTTTTGATTTCCGTATAAAAATACTAAAGATGAATTTAACCAAATTGCTTCACCACCTTTTGCTTTAATTTTTGGTTGACCAAATGGATTGTCTGGTAATTCTACCCAAGGTTGATTTACAATAATTAATGTATTCTCAAATTTTGAATCTGCTTTTCTTGAACCAGAAATTCTTTGGTTAATTCCCATTCCAATCTTATCGGCTAAAACACTTGCATTGTGTTGTTTACCACCTTTACCTTCATAGGTCATTTTACAAGGAACGGAACCAACAGAATCCCACATAATACATAATGAATAATCAAGTTCACCTTTTTCTTGAGCATCTAACAAATCATTAATGTAATCTGTAATTTGTTCAATATAACTAAAATTATTATTAAACAAAAAGAATCCATCCCAAGTCAATTCACCTGTTTCTTCATCAACAACTTCATCACATTCAAACCCCATAAGTTTTGAGTGTTCAAAAGACCATTTTTGTTCTGTGATAATAAAAACTGGTAGTATTTCTTTCTTTTGAGCATCAACAGCTGTTTTAACAAGTGCTGTTGTTTTACCGGTATCTGAGTGTCCCAAAAACATATTAATATGTCCCATCGCAGGACCTGGAAGACCAACAGCATCTAAAAATGCCGGTCCTAAATCAAAGTATCTTTGTGGTTTGTATTTTGCGTCCGAAGAGAATTTTTTCTTAATCGAACTAAAGTCATTTTTCTTAATTGCCATAATTATTTTATTTAAATATAATCAATCATTTTATAATAATCATCATTAAAACATGGATTTAATGTAATATTTCCAACATTATTTTTAGTTATTTTATCTGTCCATTTAAATATTTCCTCATTTGATATGTTACCCATTCCAGAAACGTGATACGTTCCCATACCCCACCTATAAATCATAGTTTTTACAGTTTCGTCTTCAAATATTTTTGCGTTAAAACCAAGGGTTATATCATAATCTTCACCCCAACTTTTATCACCAAATTGTATTCTTTCAATATATTTTTTAGTGTAGATATTTCCACTATTTAAGTTACTTTCTATACTTATAAAATTATTATTTTCAAAATAATAAAAAGATTTTGGTCGGTATATTTCATATCCAGGATTATTTATAATCATTTCTTTTGACTGTTTCAACCCTTTTGGTACTAAAAGATCGTCGTCGTCAAGTCTATATATAAAATCAAAAGAACAATTTTTAAAACCCCATTCTAATTTTTTAGAGATGCTTGAAAATCTTTTGTCCAAATTAAAAATTTTAACCTGTGGGTGTGAAAAGTTGTAGAATGTACCTGGGCTATCGTTTACAACAATCATTTCAGAATCTGGTTCGTTCTGTAATAAAAACGAATGAATTGCTTCTTCTAAAATATGGTGTCTTTGATAAGTTAATGTTAATACTGAAATCATAAAATAAGATAAAACTTGGACATCTTTTAGTTAAATGTCCAAGTTAATTAATATTAGAACGGTAATTCTTCGTCGATATCGTCATCTTCCTGTGGGTCAACAACCTTTTTTTCTTCTTTTACTTTCTTGCCACCCATAGAAACTTCACTTTCTTCATTGTTAGAATAAATGTATTTTCCAGTATCTGAGTCCCATCTTGGTGTTTCACCACGAGCGATTGATTCAAGGTATTCAGCAGGTTTTTTAGAATAAACATCCTCCCAAGTAAGTTCATCTTCAATCCATTCTTTCATTGTATCTTCATCTTCGTGTACTTGAGATGGATCATCATACATAACTGTTTGGATTACAGTATAGAACGCACCTTTTGGTGTTTTTGCTTTTGTTAATTCTAAAATAAGGTCTCTACCTTTTTCACCATCAGCTACATCACCTTTTGCTTTGTAGATTGGAATGATTTTATCAAAAATTCCTTCTTGTTTGTAATTGTGTTTGAATCTCCAGAATTTAGGACCATCTTGTTCGTTATCACGGTCAATAACTTTAACAATATAAAACTTACGTGGTTTGTATTGTTTTGCTAATTCTTTGTCTGATTCTTTACCAGTAGACATAAGGACATCGTAAACTTCACTTAAAGGTGAGCGTTCGTTGTCGTTTTTTCCTGGATCATAGAATTTTTGCCATTTACCATCAACATTGATTTCGTGAAACCAAACTTCTTTGAATGGTGAAGAACCGTCCGGTGTAGGTAAGATACGGATTCTTTTTTGTGCTTGCTTTTCATTGTCTTTAAGTATTGCAGCAAAATACTTTTTCATTCTTTCTTCTTGAGACATTTTTGAAGTGGAAGAAGAACCACTTTGTTTTGAGCTTTCATACTGAGCCAAAACTGCATCTAAAACATTGTTTGTCGCCATATATATTATTTATTAAAAGTTTACAATAGAAATTATAGTTAAAATTTGTGTCGCAGTCAACAAGAAATTTTAAGGTCGTCTTGTGCGACCTTAAAATTATCTCATCATATTGTTTTCATCTTCATCTTCGTAGTCATTAAAAGAGGTTTTTACTTCTTCTGGTGAATACTCTTCAACATCATCAGATGTTAATACATATTCATTTTTACCAGATTGTTTCATTTCTTCTTGTTTATCAACAAAGAAATCAGATAGTTTTTGTTTAAATGGTCCAGAATCTAAACTTCTTAATTCAAGTTTTTCTTCTGGTGTTTTTGGTCTAAATTGGTCAAACTTAGTTTCAAGCGAATTAATTTTATTAACAAGTTGGTCCATTTCACCAAGTTTTGATTCTAGGTTTGAAAGTTGTGAAAAAAGATTATTAAAATATTCTTCTTGTTTATCTGACATTGTTTTTTGTGTATCAACAAGATCTGTAATATCAATTTCTTCTTCTCCACCTTCTTCATCAGCACCAATTTCTTCTACGTCAGCATCAGCTTCAACATCAACTGGTTCACCTTCTGTTGGTGGCGCTGGTGCACCCGGTACAGCTCCTGCCGGTGGTGGTGCTCCTCCTGCCGGTGGTGGTGTTTCTCCACCTATTGGTGCTTCACCTCCTGGGGGTGGTGGTGCTCCTAATTCGTCTCCTGGAGGAGGGGGTGGAACTTGCTCCATAATGTATTTGTTGATACTATTGTATCTTGCAATTTCTTCTAGAATTTTTTGGTCTACACTCATCTTATCCGTTTAATAATGTTTTTATTCCAGATTTTGTTTCAACCTGAATTTTTTTAAATTGTTTCATTGTGTTATCAACTCTTTCAATTAGACCATCTTTCATTCTAACTGTATAACAATCACCAGTATCTAAATCACATACTTCTTTAAATCCATTACCAGCGTCTTTTTCTGACATTCTTGTGTTCTTACCTAAGTAATTATCCAATATTAGTTTTGTGTTCATATTTTTTATTTATTTATAAATATCTTACTTTATAAAAAAGTTATTATGGTTTAGGAACATTGTTTAAAACAAAGTTAATTGGGTTTGAAACAATTTTTATATATTCTGTTTTAATTTGTTCAGATAATGAAGTCCAAACATTTTTTTCTGTTGGGAAATTATTAACAATGAATTCTGAAATACTAACAACATATAATTGTATTTTTATTGGTGAATTTGGCACTATACTTGGTATTTGTGATGCCGATATTTTTTCAGCATATTTTTCACCTAAAAATTTAATATGTGATTCAAAACTTGAAAATGTTGCATATGACAATTGTTCATTAAAACCTGATAAACAAAAATAATTATTGTTAAAATATTTTGACGCCAAACTACCATAGTTCGCATTTAGTGGTATCAAAGCAAAATTATTATTGTAGCTTGAGAGACTTTCACCGTTTTTACTAGCAAAATAAATCAAAGAGAATAAAGTGTTAATTACAGCACTTATTTCTTGTGGTGGTTTATTTTGTGAGCTTTGATTAACAATTTGTGTAATTTTATTGTAAGCTTCAGCAATTGTAATTGTTGTTTTTACTGGTGTTGTTGTTGTATAATTTACATACGCACTATTTAACGTACTTGAACAATTTTGTATTTCGGCTGGTTTGAATATATTTCCTTCTTGTACTTTATTAGTTGCGTCAGAAGTTTCTTTTATTACATTGTTTGTTTCAGTTGTTTTTTTAACTTCTTCTTCTTCTTTAATTCTTTCTTTGATTGTTGTAAGAATATTTGTACTTAATGATTGTAATAACGAGTCAATTGCTGGAATACTATAAAAAGGTTGTCTTTGACCTTCAATTGAAGTATCGAAACCATTTTCACTAATTCTGTGACTTACATTTGTAATCATATATGGACCACTAAACATTGGAATGTGTCTAAGATTGAAGTACATCGTTGGTTGTATAAGTGCACATCCCAACATATCAATAGAACATTTATAACTTCTATTTCTATATATGTTATATAACGAAACACTCTGTGACGCACTTGTTCTATTTCTTGATTGGTTTGCCATTTGGTTCAACATTTCAAGTGATTCTGCGGTTGGTTTTCCAACGTCTTGACCAATATCTATTTGTTTAAATATTTGTTGATTTTGTGGTCCAAAATCAACATTGAACCCGACCACTTTATTTGATTTATCCCAATTTGTTTTACCTTCTTGATTTTCTATTAAGGGATTATCACTAGCTCTTCTCATATCAAAAGCATCGTCTCTAAATCTATAATCAGCATTTTCATTCATAGCCAAATGTTGACTAGTAGCATGTGCGTACATTGCAACTATTTTTGATCCAGTTTCACGATAGTCAACTGTTGTGTGTGTTCCAAATAAAGTTTTAGCAAACTCTAAAGTACCTTCTGGTCTTGGATTTGGGTTTTTAGAAACGTCTTGTACATTATAGAAATTAGCATATGCTGGTAAAATCCAGTATGTAAATCTATTATCGGAAAATATTGTATTAACAATACCCAACATATTATTTGTGTGCATCCATTGACCTATCCTATCTTTAAGTAAGAAAATATCAACAAATATTTTTTGTCCGACATCTCTACTCGCTCTATCAACAATTAAAACATCTTCAAATAATGTTTTACTTCTTAAATCAGCGCCTGCAATCCAGGAATCGTTCATACCTTTAAAAGAGTCCCACATTTCATATCTTGATATTTCACCAAGATATTCTTTAAATTTTACACCAGTTTGATTTTGTTTAATCGAAACACTACCTAGTTTGTTTCTAACCGATGTTAAAGTGTTATCTAAAATTAGATTCAAATATGTTTCACCATCCCTTATGTAACTGTTCATAAGACCAAAAAACTTATTCATTGTTAAAGTTGGGTCTTTTAATTTTTGTGTTGCATACAATTTAATCATTGGTGCGTAAAATTTTACATTACTTTCTGTAAACTCCATATCCATATCAATAAAGAAATCGGTAATGTATGAACCATTATTTGTATATTCTAATTCTGGTATTTCAGAAAAACCAACATACGTTTCTAAAGCTTTCCAAGTTTCTGGACTTTGTATTTTAGATTGTGCTAATGTAATTGTACCTCCTTGCGTTGGTAATAAACCAGGAGAATTTTGAACATATCCTGCCCAAGTGTATGGGTCTTGTATAAAATCAGTTGAGAATGTATAAAACATTTTTTTATCAAAATTAGACGGGTTACCATATTTGAATACGACTTGGTAATCCATAAATGTTTCAATTGTTTTTTGAAAAGATTTTTTTTGGTTTTCTGTTATTTCATTAATTAACGCAGTTCCAGTTAATCCTTCTGGATTAATTGTTTTAAACATTGTTCGCATTAATCCGTGGAAATTTTCGTATGTTTCTTCAACAGTGATTTCATCTTCCCTTGGTTGTAAATTACTTTCAAAATCATAAACAGACTTACTAAACAATAAGAATTGGTTTTCAAATTGGTCTAATATTTCTGGTGTAAATGTTGTAAATAATTCACTTATTTTTGAGTATTTTGTTTGGTCTCCAAAAATTCCAAAATTTTGTTGTTCTTCTTCGTTTGTAAAAATTTCTCTTATATATTCGTCTGGTTGTGGTTTTGCTAATTTTGAATTATCAAAATAACCGTAGTTTGGTGCCTTCCAGAATAATCTTACCGCCCCATTGTGAAGTGCGGGATTATTACTTATATTAATTTTCATACTACCATTGTTATTAAAACATTCTTGTTTTGCTTGATTAACATTTGAACCAAAAGATGGTAGGACGTAAATTGATTTTTTATCTGGTGTAAGAGTATAACAACTCCAAGGAAGACAAATTAATGAACTATTAGGTGAAAGAATCCCAGGTCCTTCATTAATTAAGGCACTAGTTGTTGGGACCATTCTAAAGTTTTCACTTAATGCGTTTTGTATACTTGAGTTTTGGTAACCAGGTATTGGTTTATTTGTAACAATAAATGGTTGTGCGACTGTTGGTGGTGAAACCACAACACCTTGTACGGGACTTATTATATAAGTTCCAGTACTTCCAGTAGCACCACTTATTTGTTCTATAATTGTTGTACCTGGGGCTAAGGTTGATCCGGATAAAACTAATCCTGGTTCTAAAGCAATAAAATTTAATGAAACAACCTCCAAGGTATTACCTGTAACATAATACGTTCCTTCAATGTTTGATGTTTGACTAAATAATTTTGTTCCTTTAAAGAAAAGGTGAAAATCATCAAGTAATTTAGGATAAAATCCAGTATTAATAATTGTTTTTTGATTTGGTCCTAATGTGTTAACACCATCTAATACAATATCGTAATTAGTACCATCAACTTGTAAGTTATATTGTGTTGTTGTTGATGAAAATGCTGGATCATAATTACCAACATAGTCTGTGTTATCCCAGATTCCGTCTAAAATATCAACACCATCAAGTTTGAATTTTTTGTATCTGTGCCAAATTCCACCATACTTTAAAACCCAAGCATAAGGTACCTCGTGTATTGCTCCGAATTTTTTTAATGAAGGAAGTATATAACTATTTGTTATTATAGAACCATCTGAATTATATGTTTTATATTTATCTCTTAATGTCGCTAGTGGTAAACTATTTAAAAATAGATAAGCCGCGGCCTTATAAGGTGATTTTTCTATTAAACTATATTTAAATTCATATAAACCTTTTTGGATTGCGTTTGCAAAATATGGTGTATTAAATAATGATGTTGTTTGTTTTGCAACAAGTTTGCCGTCATAATTTTCATAAACAACATTTCCTTCGGTTGTATATTGTTCTTTGATTTTTCTTTCTTTATAAAAAGTTTCTAAATTTTGTAAATTAAGTGTTTGGTCAAAAACACTAGTCTTATAATTAAAATTAACAATAGGTAAAAGATTTTCTTTGTTTTTTACAAGTTTGATAGATTTATTATATTCTAACGTATCACTTGTTTTAAATACATCTACCTTTGATTGGATTGCATTACCATTTGCTAAATGGTCTTTACACCAATCTAAATCAGTTAATGGGTATAAATCTGTAAAATCATAATCATCATTTATTACAGACCCACCAAAATAATTTATCACTGGTTGTTCATTTGTTAAACCAACGTTTGGGAGTGCCTTGTCTTCGTCTAGGATAGAACCTTTATACATAAAAAATGAAACGTCAGTATCATTTTTCAAATATGGTGTATTAATAATCCCACGAATAAAGTTTTGCCAACTTTGCCCTTCGCCTTGATTTGAGATGTGTCTTAAAAATCCACCATAGATTGAGGCGTTTATATTATACTCTTTTAGTTTTTGACTTATGAATGGGTTATCATCACTTATAGCTTTAAGTATGTCTGTTGTTTCTGACTCACCAACATATTGTTGTATATTATTATCTTTAATGCTTTTTCGATTAAATTTAGAATAAAAAGAATTTACAAACATTCTTTCATAAATTTCATAGAAGAATTTTACTTCTTCAGTATTTTGGTAAACATCATTTCCAATTGTAAATTCTGTGGCATTAAAACTAAATCTATTTGGTCTTTCTAAGAAATTACCAGTCGGTCCGTTATCAAATTTTGGTGGACTAACTTGTGTATAACCTCTTAAAAATTCTTCAACAAATTGTACTTCTGGCCAAATTTCTGGATTATACGCGTTAAATTGTAAAGCTAACTCATCATCACCAGGATATGCTAATTCATATTTTTCTTTACCTTCCTCGACTGAAGATTTTATAATTTGTGGCCAAGGATAAATTGGTGAATCATATTCACCATTTTTATAATCAACACTTTGTACCGTAAGGCTTGTGTTAAAAACGGCTTTTTTTCTATTTGCGTCATCCCTCAAATCCCAAGCTTTTGTATGAACATCATCCATCATTCGTAAAAAAGCTTCACCTTGTGCAAAAAATACTGCTAAAATATTTCTAATTGTTGGTTGGAAACCTAATCCATTTGTTGGGTTAGAAAATTCTGCTTGGATTTCTTTGGTTATATTTTCTTCAATTTCTTTTTTCTTTATTTCATATTTTTCTTGAATTTTTTTAATCAAGTCTTCATATGATTTTGGTCCTTCAAAATATGTTAAACCAGGATATTGTCCGACATTTGAGTAATCGGTTAGTTCTTTATTAAGGTCATTTCTATATTTAATATATTCTTCACTGGTTGATAAACCAGAAAAAGTTTGTCCAATTCTTTTTTTGTATGTTTCAGATATATTAATATCACCAATATTAACATTTTGGAAAAATGTACCTATAGTAATTGGTATTGATATATCTTTACCTATAGCAGAATTAGATGTTAGTATATTGTTATATTTTTTTATAATACCATCTAAATCTGTGATTGCTTTTGATTTTTGTTGAGCATCACTAAATTCTGGTTTGTATTTATAAAGAACTGTTTTTTCTTTGTTGTTTTTTATAAAAACATTTTCATCGTCAAACCATCTTCCTTTCCAAGAATTAATACCAGAATACAAATATATTTCACTAGTGTATTCACCTAACTTAATTAAATAATCTTCAACTTTATTTAAAACATCCAAATTTTTCTTTTTGAATTTTTCTTCAATTGTTGTTATTAGTTTTTCAAGTTTTTCTTTTAATTGTAGTATTGTTATTTCCGGAAAATTATCATCGATTAACCCTTTTGATTTATATTCAGAATAAAGTTCTTTCATTTTCTGAAGACCCAAGCTACTTGTAACTGTTTCTGTTTGTGAATTTCCTCCGCTTGAATTTGTTGTTACTGTTGTTGGTTTTGTTATTGAAAGTTGGTACATAGATGGAACCGCATACATAGCGGCCCAACTTACCTGACTCATAATTGTATATTTGTAAGTATAAAACTGACAGTTGATTCTAAAGTTATGTGAAGAAGGATCAAAAGAACTTGTAAATGAATGTAACATTAATGGAAGCCTTATTGCTTTACCTAAATAACCTTTTATTGTTAAATAGAAAACAGGATAAGGTAATTGAAAAAATGCGGCATAAGGTGAGTTGTTTCCGGCTTCAAATAATGCCCGACCTTTAATGTCTTCAAATGTTATACTAATTACTGGTAAAAAATCTAAACCATAATCAATGTTTATTTGGGTTATACCAAGTAATCCATTATCAACAGCACCTTCAACTCCGTTTGAATATAAACTTTGGTTAATATAATAATCGTCAGACAAGTTTGGGTTTTGAGTTACCGTGATTCTTGGTTGATTCACACCCTTACCTTCTATTGTACCTTTACCAGTTAATTCGTCAGACCAATTAGTATCTAAAAATTGTTTAAATCCTGGGTTCAAAAAATTAATCTTTCCAACCGAAACTGTTTTTACAGCTTCATTTGCTGGAACACCAACGGCTAATTTAGTTCTGGGTATTACCGAACATTCAAGGTTGGCATACATTACCAAATCTTCCTGTCTAATTAACCTATCTTTAACATTCCCATCGTTATCTATTACTTTGTTTGGGTCTATTACTGATATGTTTTGGTAATCAAATTCAACTAATATGTTTTCTGAGTTATCTTCCATAATATAGGAAATGGTTATCTATCGCACTTTTATATTCCTGTACAGAAGTTAGTAACGGATATGGAATAGTCAATACAGCACCATCTGGTATATTACTTTCCATCCCGGTATATCTTGGGTTTGCTTGCATTATTAACCAACCAAATAGTGGACTGCCATAATGTTGTTGTGATATTTTATCTAATCTTGATTGTCCAAACCTATATATATGTTTTTTATCAGATGGTTTACTAGCTACATTTACGTATGGTACAACAGTTTGTTGACCATTTTGTAAAAACATTGCATATCTGTTATAATATTGTTGTGTCATATTAGTTAAATGTTATTTTATTATTAAAGTTATTATCATTATTGATATTATTATCAGAATAAGTTTGTTTTAATAATTTTTCATTATCTTTATAGTTATTATCTTTTTCAGTTGAATATTTCATTTTAGTTTCAAATGGTTCAATTACGTAGTTTTTGAAAGTTTGATAAGAAGGTCCGTCTTCAAAATCTTTTAAAAGTTTTATTTCGGTTTCTTTTTCTTTAACAAAAAGTAATTTTAATTTCTCACAAATATCTCTTATGTCTTTTTCCATTAAAGTATTTTTCTTAACTAGTTCGGTCATTAAACTTTCAACAAATGGTTTATATCTTGCGTCATCAGTAAAAATACTTGACATACATAGATAAAATCTTTCTTCCTCTGCTGTTGAAAACTTAAAGAGTGGTGAGTCTGATTTTAATAATGGTTTAAAATTATAATCGTCTGTTATTACATCTTCGTTTAATACATTGCTGGATTGAAGTTTCGTAATATAATCAAGTAATATGAAACTTACATTAGTTTGATAATTTTCTGCAATCAAATTAAATGGTGTTGGGTTTGGTGATGGTGTTGGTAGTTGTAAGTTATAAACTTTAAATTTACCAGTATCTAATCTATAACCATCTATTTTGTGATTAACTAAATCTAACTTTCTAAAGGTTTGTACATAATCTTCTTGATATTTTGTAATTTCATTTTGTGGTCCTATAAGTGTTTCATTTAATTCATCTAATCTTTCGGTTATTATATCAATTAATTTATTTTTAAGTTGTCTAATTGCTGAATCTGGATAATTGTTAGGATTAATAACTTTTTTAATAATTGGGTTTTTATCGTCTTTTACATCATTTTTAGTTTGTCTAATAATGTTTTCAACATCATCTTCAACTTTTGTTGGTTTCCCAAAAATTTCAGTAAACTGTTCATCATCATCATATTGTGCTAATTTACCTGAAAAATATTTAACATTTTTATAAAAATATTGTATAAAACCATAATTTGTTACATCATTAACTGTTTTTAATTGGTCAAAAATTGTTGTAAAATAATTTTTAGTTTTATCAGATAGTTCTTTAAAGATATCAGTATATTCTATTTCACCTTCTTCATATTCACCATTATCAAATGATATTGTACTCAAAATTTTACCGATTGTTGAACCTCCAGTATTTGTTATAATATCTGGAACATCAGCACTAGTTACTTGTACTGGTGGTGGTGGGGTTTCTTTAACTGAAAGTAATTTTTTAGCGAAGTCTTCATCATTCTTTTTTCCACTTTGATCTGTTGCAACAGCTCTATCGTCGTATATTTCGGTGTTAGCGTAAAAATTAAACGACAACGCATTTTGTAATTGAGCTACTGGTTCTGCTAGTCCATGTCCACCAATAAAATCAAAACTCAATGAAACTTTAGCAATCATCGGTTGAACACCAATTCCTTCTGGATTAATGTCGTATATTAATGGGTCATAAGTTATTTGTAATTGTGTTGGTACAATTTTAGTGTGATAAAAATCTCCAACTCTTAATACCAATATTGGTGGTGTTCCAAAAGAAGTATTTCTTGCGTCATTATATTTTGGTTTACCATCTGGACCAATTACTGGAATTGTTTGACCTGGTCTAACACATTGATTAAGAAATGTTAATCTAGCGTTTAAACCTTCTGGTGTTGTTGAGTGAAAGGCAGGATGAAAGTATTTTATTTTGTCTTGGATGCTCGCAAGTACCATCGGTTGGTCTTCTTTTATTAAATCAAAATAATCACATTCAGAAAATAAAAACCTAAGTACTTTCTTTGATATCCCTTCTTTTATTTTTTTTGCCGGATCAATTGGTTTAGGTGTGACTAGGGGTGGAATAGGTACAATATCAATAGTTGTTGTTGATGTTGTTACTGATGTTATTGGTGGTATTGGTAATGTTGTAGTTGTAGTTGTAGGCGGTGGAGGAGGTACGGTAGTAGTAGTTGTGGTTGTTGGTACTGGTTTTGTAACTTTAATTTTACCAATACCAACTCTACGACAAACCATTGCAGGAACACTATACCATTGTGATTCATTAGTTACATACCCCAAATTAACATCTTTTATGTTGTTGGTGCAATTGACACCTTTTCCGGCACCATTGTTTGTCTGTGGTATTATAAATTGTTCACCACTTGCCGTGTATTTAAATTTAACTTTACCTTGACTTTGTAATGTCGCTATTGTGTCATTACCAAGTTTTTGTTTTAAAAACCATTTTTTTACAGAATCATTCCTTCTTTGTGATAAATTATCATTATATCCAACTGAAGCTGGGGCGGATGCGGATCCTTGTAATTCCAAAATAACAGTACCACCTTGATCTACAATAATTTCTTTGAGTTTTGGTAGCAGTTCGTTTTTAATTTTTTGAAAATTACCAATAATTACTTGATCAAAGAATGGTATTACTTGGGCTCTTGTAAATAAATCACCACCACTACTTACTTTTAGAGGTGCTGAACTTGAATTATATACTGTTTTTCTTTTCAAATAGATGTCATACCAATATTGGTAATCTTGATTATTAGGTACTGTGGTTTCCCAACTTCCAGACCCAAATGGATAATCATTATCAAAATAAAAAGCATATCCTTCCCATTCTGTTAATTCAGTATTTGTCATTTCTTGTTGTTGGTCACTAACGACTGTTGTATTAGTACCACCATTACCATTATTATTTGAGACATTTGTATTGTTACCAGTACTAATACCACCATCGTCACTCCCACTTGAATTTGCATCAATTTGTGGTTCAGGACTTTTTGGTATTTCATCAAGAATTCCGTATTTTTCTTCATCCGTAAGTCTTGGGTCGGCTAATAATTTTTGATATTCATAAAGTTGATTGACTGGAATTGTATTAAATTTAGCTGCCAAATCATATAAATCATATTTAACACAACCAGCAAAAAATGAATCCATAATAGAATCAACTTGTTCTGGCGAAAACTTATCTAATTGTTTTCTAATAATTGTGTTCATCATAGCAGGATGGTCAACCACAATTTTCCAAGATATAGAACCAGTCCTTGTTGTATTTTTATATGTATGTATTGGTTCTGGTCTACCAAGGAACGATGTTGGGTTCCAGTTAGCTGTTGATGAATCGCTAAAGGTTAAATCATATGGTGGAAACCACATAATTCTACCACCGTTAGGTCCTCTTTCACATACTGGTAAATCGTCATACGTAAACCCTGGTTGACTTGACGTTCTCCATGCAAGATTTTCCAAAGAAAACATATATTTTTTAACTTTTTGGTCAAATATGTTTGTTGATCCAGGATTTCTTAATGGTGCAATGTTTAAATTATATGTATTATCTAATACTGAATAGTCAAATTTTCTACCAGAAATTGTAATACCGTCTGTTTTTTGTAAGTCGGCATAAGTTAAGTAAGGAGTATCTTTTTGGAAAACTCTACAATATTCTCTTCCGACTTCCGAACCTTCAATACCTATTGTTTCTGAATCAGTTACACTATCATAATAAGCAATTACTTGTGAACCTTTCGTCATTTCTTTGTATCCGTCATTAAAGACTTTGGATACTTGATTAATTGCGTTTCCTACGTGTTGTAATCTTTTTGCTCCCGTGACATTATCGGCAGCATTAATTAATCTTTGTGTGTTATCTAAAATAGAACCACCTTTAAATTCAAAACCGGTTGATTCTGTATCCGCGTTAAATTCTCCTTTAACTGAGTCAAATTCCTTATCTTGTGGTTGTACTGGGTCACCACCAGGTGCAACCTTAAATCCTAAGTTATCTTTATATTTTGGTGAAACCCAAGTAAACTGCCCTGTAATCCCTCCTTGGTTTGAATATGACTTTCCGGCCAGACCAAATTTAATTTTATCTTCGTTTCCTTCGTAAAGTTTACCTAACGTGTCTGGACCATAAACTGGACTTGGTTGTTGGTTTCCAAATCTATCAACAGGAATTTCATTTGCTGGTGAATTTATTGATGACGGTTCAGCTTGACTACTACCAACGTAATAACCACTACCACCGGCCTCTGTGTTTCCACCTAAGAGATTATTAATAGCGTCTGTTACACCAAGTATCAATCCCTTATCGTAGTTTGGTCTATAGATGTTATATTCAATACTTTTAAACAATACTGATTTTTGACCATAGCCTGTGTTTTCCAAAAATAAAACCGAAGGATTTTTAGCGTTTGGTAATAACGAACCTAAAGCACCACCAGTAAGATTATTTACAACATTAAGAGCTCCTTGTGTTTGAGCATTTTGACCTTGTAATGGTTTTGTAAAGTAATCACCAGGTATTAATGATACCGGAAAATACGTACCACTTAATCTATTTGCAAAAGAAACAGCCGCTAATAACGGATTGTCTGGAACTGTAATTTTCCAATTTTTATTAATTAGTGGTTGTTGACCACTTGCAACAAGTGAAGCTTCAAATGGGTCTTGTAATGAATCTAAATTAACAATACTATTAATTGTATTATTAACCTCATCAGCAATTCTTTTTTCAAAGGCTTCTTTTAATTTTTTTGCACCAATCTGTGCTAGTAATGAATCTTGTGATAATGGTCCTGGTGTTCCAGTCGGATTTGAAGATGACAGAATTTCAAAAGGACTATAGATAGAATATAAAAAATTAATAGGTACTGATTGAAATACACTACCATTAGATGTTGCATATGGTGAAAAGTATTGTAGGTTATTAAAATTATCTGTAATAATTACTAAATCTTTATAACCACTTTCTGGACCATAAACATTTTTTATGTATGCCGAATCAATATAAAATTCATTAACTAAATCTATTTCTGCATTGTCTTGTCCGTATTCACCTTGATTTGGTGTTACTGGTAATGGTTCACCATCAGTTGATATAATATTATTATAACCACCTTCTGGTCCATATTCATTTAATGAATAAAGTTGGTTTGCTTGTACAGTAGTCCCAATTAAATCATTTGGTGAATCAATAACTGAACTATCATTCATTGGTGATACTTCGTAATTCACATTTCCAGATGGTGGACTATAAGCCCCTGGGACATTATAGGGTGTTAAATTCCTACCCATTAGGGTATTCCTAAATGTGGCGGTTGAATTAAACGATAATGAACTTTCAGACATTAATTTTAATTTTATTTATAAATAGATTATAAATAATTTTTTTGAAATGTAATTAAGTGTTTATTTACCCGCAGGTATAAGATTGTTTTCGTTTTGAAATTTGGTAATGTTCTGTATTAATGTTGACATATTGGTTTTATCACTGTAATACTTATTTAATTCCTCAGCTAAAAATGTACTTAAAGCTTGATTTCTTATGTTAGGATCCATTGTAACATTAACATCAACTTTATTTGTTAAATCAATCTTAGACTCTAATGGTTTGTTCTGAATGTTTGATGGTGTTGCTATATTATTATTTACAACATTATTAGAACTAACTGCATTATTAGAAGTGTTTATTGCTGTGTTACTTACACCGCTTGTTGCTTTTATACTTTCTTTTCTGAACAACGTTTCTAATTCTGGTGAATTAGTTTCAAAATCCTTTCCCATTTCTTCAAAAAATTGATCACTTGTAATTGTATTATAGGCCTTAGCTAATGTTTCGATTGTTGATGATGTTAAATCTTTTAAGTCTTGGACACTTTTTACACTTTTTATTTTGTTATATAGACTTTCAACTTCAGTTGTTACTCCAGCAACTCTATCGCCTATCACACCTAAACCAACTCTTATATTTTCGGATTCTCTAAATTCATCTTTTACAACTCCTCCTGGTGATTCTGGAGCTTCAAAACCAGCTTTTCTAACACCAGTTGTTATTGCTTCATATCCAGTTTGCATTAGTGAAGTTGTTGCGGCACCAAAACCCATAGCTGTTAATGTTGCCGACATTTTTGCGTCAATTGCTTGTAAAGAAGAAAGTTGGTCAATTGCAAGTTCTTCCATAGATTTCCCTTGTAATTCTTGGGATTCTTTCAAAGATTGGATTTCGTTAACTTGTAAATCTGTAACTTCTTTCATTACATATTCACCAGTCCATTTATCTTTTTTTCCAGTTTTTTCGTCTACCACAAATTGTTTAACCTTAACTTCAGCAACACCTTGTTTATTAATTTGTGCCATAGTTGCAATCATTTCCCTATCTTCTTTTGATGTTCCAGGTGAAAATTTGATTTGTTTCATTTTATAATCTAAGTTTGCCGCATTGATTGACATTTTTGCTAATTCACCACTTGTCATACCTAAAGCTTCAGCGACCTCTCTTAATCTTCTTTTTTCGCCTGGCATAATTTGAAACTCACCTAAATTTTTATTAAAACTAACAAAATCTTTTGACATTTTTACAATTTGGTTTTGTAATTCGGCCGGGTCATTTGCTGATAAATCCATTAATTTTAGTGGATCGGTTAATGCACTTGTTTGAACACCTAACCTTTGTAGACCAGCTGCCATTTCTATTGCATTTTCTGGGTTAAAAACTTTTTCGGTTATTTCAAAAATTTTACCCATATCTATACCAAGTTTGGATGACTGGGCGGACATTTTAGCTAAACCAGTAACTCCTCCTTGGAAATTATATAAATTTAATTTATCAATGTTTTTAACAACTTTGTCTGAAACGTCCCTTACGATAGCTCCAGATTCTTTTGCTACTTTTGTAACATCCATCATCTTATCTGCAACACCACTTAAATTAACACCAACACCTCTAAATGATGATGCTAAATCTTTTGCACTAACACCAGTTACTTTAGCTGTTGCTGCTAGTTCAGCCATACGTTCATCACTAATTGATATGTTTGTCCCAAAAACAGCAGACAAATCGATGTATTGTTTTTGTACTTCACCAATTGATAAACCAAGTTCAGCAAATTTTGGGGCGCCGTCAGCAATTAATTTTCTAAATTCATCGGCTTTTTTGGTACCAGTTCCTAAAGCTTCATTAATTTTAGCAGTTTCTTGATCTAAAAATTTTAATCTATTTAGATTACCTTCTAAGGATAATAAATCAGTAACACTTGCTTTTATGTCAGCTACTACAGTTTTTACCGTTTTTTCAACACCTAAAACACCATTTTTAGCTGCTTCAGTTAAAAGGTTTGAGTATTTAGTTGCATTTTGTAGTGTTGATGCGGTTTCCAAGTCTTTATTTGCTTGTTCTAAATCAGCACCACTTGTTTTAGCTTTATTATCGTCAAACATCATTGGAATCTATTTTATTGATAAATACTTTATTGTTGATTTTGTTCTGAAATTTTATCAATAACATATCTTCTGAAATATGTTGGCATAATCAGATAATCACTATAAGAAAGTTTTAACATTCTAGCTAAATAGATATATTCGTCAATAAGTCTTAACTTATATTGAGAAGAAAGGCCGAAAAAATTCCACCCCAAAAGCAATAGATACTACTGCTCTTTCTCCAGACGGGGCTATAACTTCTTTTGATAGATCAAGTCTAGGTTCGTTTTCAAACATAAAGTTTCTAATATACTTAGAATCAGAAATAGGCATTGATTCAACAAATTTTGCAATATCACCTTTGTTTGTCTTTCCATCCAATTCAATAATAAGTTTGTTAAGTCTTAAAGTAACTGTTGGTTGGATTCTTCCTTGTGGGTATGAATCTAAGGTTCTTTCCATTTCTAAGTAGTCCTTCATAGTTAAGGGTTTTAATTTAACTGTTGATTTACTCCTAGGTAATGTAACAGTAAATGTACCGTCACTATCTGGTTCTACTGAATTTTTTTTAATGTTTAATTCATCAAGAACAATTGTTGCATCAAATAATTTTCCTGATTGTGGATCTGGAACTGAAACAACGTATTCTGGTCCAAAAGATGTATTTCTTAAAAATAAAAGAATTGCTTCCAAATCACCATCTAATAAGTCTTCTGGTCTCAAATCTGGTTCATATAATTTATTTCGTAATAAAGGTAATATCAATGTTTCTTTAATTGATTTATTACCTTCCATATTGACTAATATGTTTTCATCTGCCGCTGTTAAATAACCAACCTTAACACTTTTCTTTTTATTTGGATAGAAAATCCCCCCAGATGGAAGTGGTACCACGTCGTGTGGTAAATTAAAATTCATTTGGCCGTAATCATTAACATTAGTTTCCATATTCTTTTTTTATTATAAAAATATCTTACTTATGTTTTTTGTAAATAAAAAACCCACATAACCTAAAATTATGTGGGTAGTAAATAATATTTGAAGTAAATCAGTACACGAGTATACAACGGTCCATACGAAGTGTTGCTGAAATATCAGCTATTGCATCTTGTGAATATGATAAAGAACCAAAATTTAAATCTGTCATAAATGTACCTTCTAAAATCCATTTTTCTACAACAACTCCAGTTGGATCTAACATTTCCAAATCTACATTCTTTTTGTAACCAGCGGCATAACCCATACGACCAGTAACAGATTCAGCACATAGACGCATCCATTCCATTAGAGCTTGTGATGCTGAAGGTCCAATTGGATCTCTAAATTTAACTGTAATTGGGTCCCAGTTAAATCTACCAGCAACATAAGTTGAAGTGTTTAGAAATTGGATTTCTGTTGAACCTACTTTAATTGACGGTCTTGATGCACTTTCAACAAACCATTCGTTAATCCCCAAACTTGAAGGAAACCTAACGATAAACCTATTCTGTCTTTTCGGTTCGTACGGAACTGGCATTTTCATTAATAAATCAGCCATAATTTTTTATTTTTTTTTAATGTTTATTTTTCTTTATTGATAAATATATGCTTATGAAAAATTTTTCTATTTACTTTGATTTAATTTTAAATATTATCCTATTAATAACACTTTCTAACATTAATTCATCTTCATTTTTATTTTCTTGATTGTTTTCAGTTTCTATTTTAATTTGTTTATATCCTCCTTCTGAAGTATCATAAACTCTAAATTTTATATCTGGATACATTTTAGATAACTCATCTTGAATAAACTCCACCATTGCTTTAACATTTCTTGGGTCGTCATCTGAAAAACCTAATGAAGCACTAACATATTTCCCGCTTCTAATTAATTCATCGTATTTGTTAACAAAATCTAAAAGTGCTACTTTTTTTGCGTGTTCAGGATTTGCCGCACCCCCACTTGTGTCCAAACCAAATTTTTCTCCAAATTCTTCTGACGATACTGGATAATAATCACCTTTTTCATCAAGATATAAATCAATTAATTGGTCTTGATTAAGTCTATTTAATTTTGTTATAAAATCTTTACTAAATAATTCTTCATGTTTAAACGTTGAAATAATGTTTTTAACCATTTTTTCTTTTTCCTCTGGTTCGAAAACATAATCAACAAACATTCTAACACCTTTTCTAATTACTTTCGGGTCGTGTCCTCTTGCTGTAATTATTGAAAACGGATTTGCGTAAATTAAATTTTCTTTAAATTTTTTAAAACTTGGTGCTGTTTTATTTTTTAATATTGCTTTTTTTGTATCTCTTAAAAAAGTATCTGGTCTTCTAAAATCCCTAAAAGCATCGTCATCAAAACCAACAATTATGTGTTTTTTATATTTAAAAGGTTTTGAACCTATTTGTGATCTATAGTTTGCAAAGTCTTCAGTAGACATTCCAACAACGCTACCTTCATCACTTTTTAAATAAATCTTAGTAGGCATTTCCAAAATATTGTCGTCCCAGTCAAAACCATATAATCTTAATCTCCTATCTACAGCAATTTCAAGAATAATATCTTTTACTAATTTTTTATAATTCATAGTAATAAATATTACATTAAATAATTTTATTAACAATAAAAATTACCTTCATAATCACCACAATTCATATCGTCATATTTTCCTGTTGTAACACAAGCTGTAACACAACTTAAAACTTTAGTATGTGTTAGAATAAATTCTTCACTAAAACAACTAGGGCAATTTTTAGCGTTTTTACAATACTTATCTTCAAGACCCAAACAATTCTTTATGTAACAGTTTCTGAGATTACCGTCCAAAACAGCATAAGCACACCATTCAGCATTTTTTTCACCTGGGTATTTTTTATTTAATTCTTTTATTTTATTAATGTTATCGTTTGATTCACTTATTAGAACTCCTTTTACAATTTTTGTTAAATCTGATTCTGTTAGTCTTATGATTTTTTTCATAGTATTAATTTATTTTTATAAATATATTATTAATAAAAAAAAGGGGGTCATTGACCCCCACTTTATAATAATCTTTAATTTATTATACATCATCAAACGACGCACCAGTTGGTGTAATGTAGAATGTGATATCAATAAATTCTAAAGACTTAGTTGGTTTAATGTAGATTTTACCTACCATTTGATTTTTATCCAAATCTTCAGTGTCGTTAGAAACTGTTACTCGGAAATCATATAAACCTCTATCTCTTCTTATTGAATCTAAAATTGGGTTAACCGCATTTAAGAAGTCTTGTCTTACTTGTTGGTCGTTTTGATCAAACAATAATCTTACAGACACAGCAGAAATTAACTTACGCGCTTGTAACAACAATCTTCTTACGTTGATTCTATCAAGTGCTGATTCTCTTACTTGAAGTGTTTTGTTACCCCAGATTACTGTACCTACATCAGCAAACGTAGCAATTGGGTTAATTCTTCCAAGATAAAGAACGTCTCTGTCTTCTTGTGTTAACTTCTTACGAGCTTTAATTGAGTTTACAATACCACGAGTATAACCTGCTGCCGCAAACCAAGGGAATGCAATATTATCAGTAAGTGCCAAGTTTCTTGTAACCTCAGCCGTTGCTGGAATATAAATCTGTGTGTTGTTTACACTATCTCTTGTTAATACCCAAGGATAATAAGTTGCGGTATAGTTAGAATCAATTCCTGTTTCTTCTAACAAATCAACAGCTTCTTGTGGATAGATAAAGTTATCACCTTCAGTTGTTGTTGCAACAAACATTTGGTAATCTGGCATTGTTGTAATATAAAGTGAATCTGCTCTTTCATTTTCAACCATATCAATTGTTGCTTCAACAAGATTATTATTATTATACAAATCAATACCTGGTGTTGTTAATATATTGATATTTACGGCTTCTGGGTTGGCAAATGTTCTAATACCTAATAAGTAAGCATAATAATCTGTATTACCATATTCAACACTTCCATCACCGATTGCAATTTGTTTAAACAATCCATTTCCTTTACCTTTTGGATATCTTAAAGATGAACAAGCACCATTTAAGAATCCTGCTCTACCTAAAGTATATTTATCGGCATTTGTTCTGTATTCTCTATAGATATCCCAACCGTCAAATCCACCATAAACCATGACTGTGAATTTTCTAGCGTTTAATCTGTAGTAAGGATCAGTTGGGTCTGTAGGTTCTGAAGAGAATGTGGCATCACCAACTTCAAAAGCCGAAGTACCGCTTGAAGCAAATGCTCCTGAAATTGTAATTCCACTAGCAAGTTGGTCCATATGGAAACCTTTGGTTTTGAAATCCCAATCAAATGGTTCTCCAGTACATAAGTTAAATGGTTTTCTTTTTCCTTTATATTGGAAAAAGTCAGTATCATAACCCCAGTAAGAACCTAAACCTAAATATGTTCTTCTAACATTATCTCCAGGACTTGTGAAAGCATCGTCACCACCACTAGATAAACCAAAAGGAGGGTTAAACACTAATTCACCTGGTGTGAAATATTTAGTTTTATAAACTGGGAATGGTGATTTTCCGCCTGGATACTCTCTAAATGTATAACCTTCAAAACCACAAGGAATTGCATCTATCGGAGCATCTTCGTTAATCTCAACAAGAACGTATCTAGATTTCAATTCATATTCACCATCTAATGTACCAATTTTTTTAGCAATAAAATTGTTTTCTTGTGGATTCATAGAACAGTTTGTGAATTTTTCTAACACAACTGGATTAGCATCCGTATCAAAATAATCTCTAATTAAAACAGTAAACGTTTCGTTATTAAATGATAAGTCAGTAAATGATATTTTAACTTCTGTGTTAGCACTATTACCATCAGAAATTGTATATAGTTTAAATAAGTTATAAACTTTTGTACCTCTTAATTCTGATACAACCCAAGGTGTACTTGGTGATTGGAATCTTTCTAAATAGTATCCAATACTGTTTAAATCATTACTTTGAGCACCTTCACTAACAACTAGTTCGGCATTTAAACCTCTAATATATCCTTTACTCCAAGCGTAGTTAAGTAAATTTAAATATGATTCTTCAACCATTAATGGAACTTGAGTTCTAGGTTTTTCAAAATTACCGCGACCAAATACTTTGTTAATATTTTTAGCGTCACTATTCGATAGTGAAACTTCAAAATCAAATTCTTTACCATCATAGTTAGTGACTCCAACACTAAATGGTAAGAATGGATTTTTAAGAACACCACTATATTGACCAGTCATATCAATTGTTACATCAGTTACACCAGTAACTTCATAAATTGGATTTGTTCCGTCAGAATATGGTGAAATACCTCTTGAGCGTAAAGTTGTAACAACTAAATCATCGTATTCAGTAAATGATGAACCAGTATAATAATAAATCATACCAACTACAGAACCTGTAAAACATACATTTGGTATTGGTGGTACTGTTGTTGTAGTGGTTACTGGTAAAATTGGGTCACAAACAAACTGAAGTGTAATTGTAACGTCATTAGGGTCTAATTCAGTAGGGTCACTCGAAACTAAATTACTTAAAGACCCTGTACCAGCTAATCTTTGATAATCATCATTAGGGAAACTAACAATAGTACAACCACTAACTTCACCAGCTTCGATTGTTACAGAATCACTAATTAATATTGGTAATCCACTTGTTACATCTATTGTTGCATCAAAGGATAATGTTACATCATTTGGTACTGGTAATGTTGAAGATAAACAAAACTGTACAACAATTGAACCTGGTGCAACACTAACAACTAAATTATAAGGACCAAAATTCCCAGTTGTTGTAGTTGTTGTTAATAAAAAAGGATTATTAAGTGGGTTACTTAAACTTGTATAAACATTTGTTTGCTGTAAATTGTCAACCGCAAATACGTTTGTTTCAGCTGTGTAACCACCAGCAAATAAACTATTATAATCTGCTTGTGGAACAGAACCAAAATATCTAATAAAATTATTCTGTGCTGCAGTTGGGTTACTACTATTTATTACATCAGAAATTAAAGCATTAATTTGTGTTTGTAGTGTTGATAAATCTCCATCAAATTCTTCATAAGAAGAAGTTAAGATGTTTTGAATGTCGCTTGGAAAACTTGTTGTGTATGAAACAAAACCAGTATTTAATGTACAAGCGCTAAATTTTACTGTAAATGGTAATTCTTTTTTAATAACGCAAGCCGGTTCACACAAAACGGTACCAGCACTTAAACACCAATAATCTAAAGTTTTTGGGTCTAAGTTTGCTTTAGTTAATATAGACCAAGAAGGTCCAGCATCATAACCAGATAATCCTAAAATTCTGGTGACAAATAATTGATTTGATTGTTGTAAATATGCCTTAGCAATATAAGCAGATTCATATTTAGGAATCTGTGTGTTTACAAATTTTTCTGGTGATGTCCCACCAAAATACTGTTGGAATTCATCGTAGTTTCTAACAAAGATAGGTTCAAATGCTGGACCTTTAATTGTTTCTCCGGCAATTCCTAGAGTTGTAACACCAACGCTTTGAGCAACAAAACTCAAATCAACTTCTGATGTATAAACTCCTGGTGATACAAAAACTTTACTATTAGTAGCCATTGTCTTTTTTTAATTTATTCATTTATTTTAATATAAATATTAGCCTTTTTACTAAAAACTTTACTTATTATAAACTATTTATATTTTGGTATGTTTTTTTTCTACCTTTTTTCTACCTATGTCAGAACAACAAAAAAAGATTAAAAATTTAAAGATTGATAAAGACGTTCACGATGTCTTAAAAAAATATTGTGATAAACGTGGACTAAAAATGTATAAGTTTTTGGAAGGTCTTATTTTAGAAAAATGTAAAGAAAAAAAAGATATATATGGCGAAGATTAATTTAACGCTTCAACATATACTAAACTTGCAACTTTTGTTGCATCTAATCTTACAATTTGAAACAAAATTGTATCATTTGTATTAATTTGTATTTCAGTTAAATCATTTCCATAATAATCACCATTAATATAGACTTGAAACGAACTTACGTTATTTGATTGTGTTAGACTCATTTTAAACGTATAATTAAACAGTTCCTCAACCTCATCACTTGTCACAGGAAATACAACATCATAAACTGTTGGCTCTGGTGGTTGTGCTCTTTTTTGTCTTTTCTTTTTATATGGTGTTTCAGTTTCAAATAGTTGAAACGACCTTGTAATTGCTGGACTTACTTCAAATTGATCCTCATCTATTAAAAACCCCATCATTGTAAATTCGTATTTTTGAATATAATATTTTCTTTTTTCCAAATCCATAACAGATTCATCTGTAATACTATTCATTTTAATTGGAATATAATGTCCCTTAATAGTTTGGTAAGCTTGTAGTGATGAAAATTTTTCAATAACAATTTGGTTAAATTTATTAACTTCACGCATTCTATTACAGATAATTGCAACAGTGTATGTTATGTCTACTGGTACTGGTTGTGGTATTTTATAAATGTCGTAACCATTTTTGTTTCCATCCCAAGTTGGTACTTTAGCGTAAAAATACAATCTCCTATTAGGTATTGTATAAACTATTGAGGGGTTGTTACCATATTTAACTTCTGGTGTTCTAATTACTGTAATAAAAGGTGGTTCGGTGTTCTTGTCGATGTTTTGGAAATCCCAAGTTTCAACAAACTGTGACCAATTTTGTGTTGTAATTAAAATATCTATCATTGGGATAGTCTTTCCTTCAACAACACATTTTAATTCATCACGAACAAAATCCAAAAACCCCCTATCCAAATCAGCATGTAATAAACTTTTTGGTAGGAATGTTCCATCAGCTTCTATCATATCACGAAGTTCTCTTCTTCGTGGTAGTAAAGTTTTAGATTCGGTTAACGGAATGTATTTTTTTATTTTTTTTGGTAATGCCATTATTATAATGCTCTAAATTCGTTAGGTCCGACTGGTGCCGCAACAATTGTTTTATAAAAAGGTCTGTATCCTTTATATGTATGTTTAAAATCAGATACAACCCTACCGTCATTAACAACCGTATAGTATCTTACAAAATTTTCTGTGTCGTAGTACCCAACATAGTCACCAAGGTCAATGTCTATTCCAAGTTCCTCAAGTGTTTTTAAATAAACAGATATTGTTATATTACCTGGTTCAAGTTGTACGTTTTTAGTAGTACCAACATTTTTATTTTCTGGCGTTGCAATTTGAACAAATGCTCCAAACTCGATTGGTGGTAAAAATTTAATACCGTCTGATACAGTTTCACCATAAACATCATCAGTTTTTGTTTTTGTTTTATCAACTTTGTAAAGAACACAAGTAAAATTCAAATCACCAATTAACCACTCTTGACCCATCTCAAGTTCAAGGTTAAAATCACTATCCCCAAAAAATTTACCAAGTCTTGTTATTGGAAGTCTATTTTGCATTTTGTATTATTTATTGATAAATATTGTTTTTATTATTATTTTTATTTATAACTTGCAATTTTGGAATTACAAAAACAATTAATAGAACATAAAGCACTCGATTTGTTGGATTCATATAGTGGAGGTAATAACCATATTCTTTATATGAAAACCAAAAAAGAAACTAATAAAAAGTTTTACCCAACAAGGACTCAAGCAGAATATGTAGTAACGTATTTTGATACAAAACCAAAGGTTGCTCGTAAGTGGGTTGAACTTGACCCTTACTTTGCTAAAAAGTTTGCACAAGAAAGATATTTGTTAGAAACACCAGAAAAAGTTTATATTGAAAAACTACTTGTTGAAAAAGATAAATCATATCATATCTGGGGTAAGTTTTTTGAAAAAGATAATCTTTCTGAATTTTGGGTTCCCAAATCATCTTTAATTAAATCACAAACTGTGGATGAGGTTAATATTGATTATTCTAAATACGAACACAGACCACCCCTATCACACCAGAAAGAAGCTATAGAAAAACTGGTTGGTTCCAGAAGATTTATTTTAGCTGATGATATGGGACTTGGTAAAACAACCTCAACAATTATTGCTGCTTTAGAAACTGGCGCAAAGAAAATTTTGATTGTTTGTCCAGCGTCACTTAAAATAAACTGGGAAAGAGAAATTGCAAATTATTCAGATAGAACCTGTTTTATTGCTGAAGGTAAAAAATTTTCAACTGAAGCTGATTTTGTTATTGTAAACTATGATATATTAAAAAACTTTCACAGTAAGGAAGATAAAGAAAACTCATTATTATTACAATCAAAGTTTGAACTTGTGATTTTAGATGAAGCCCATATGGTTTCTAACGCTCAAGCTCAAAGAACAAAACTTATAAATGATTTTGTAAAAAATATAAAAAGAGTTTGGTTGTTAACTGGTACACCAATGACATCTAGACCAATTAATTATTATAACTTATTAAATATAATTGAAAGTCCAGTAGCACAAAACTGGATGGCTTATGCTATTCGTTATTGTCAAGGATTTCAGTTTAGAGCTGGAAATAGAAAGGTGTGGAATGTTACTGGAGCGTCAAACCTAGAAGAATTAAGGGATAGAACTTCAAAACAAATTCTGAGAAGATTAAAAGAAAATGTTTTAGATTTACCAGATAAAATTATTACACCAGTTTATCTAAGGACTTCATCAAAAGAATACAAAGATTTGATGGGGGAATACTACGAATGGTTAGAAAATAAAAAAGAAGAATCATCTTCACTTACCGTTCAGTTTTCAAAATTAATGAAAGTAAGAAAAGTAATTGCAAATGAAAAAGTAAAAGATACAATTGAGTTTGCACAGAACATTATAGACCAAGGAAAAAAAGTAATCATATTTACAAATTTCACAGACACGTTGCAGTTAATTCATAATCACTTTGGTAAAGAATCAGTATACCTTGATGGTAGTTGTAATAAAGTACAAAGACAGTATGCTGTTGACCAATTCCAGGAAAATGAAAAAATTAAAGTATTTGTTGGTAACCTAAAAGCGGCCGGTGTTGGACTTACTTTAACAGCTGCCGAAGTTGTAATAATGAATGATTTATCATTCGTACCAGCCGAACACGCTCAAGCAGAAGATAGAGCATATCGTTACGGTCAGAAAAATAATGTTCTTGTTTATTACCCAATTTTTGAAAACACAATTGAAGGTGTTATCTATGATATACTAAATAAAAAGAAAAAAGTTATTGGTACTGTAATGGGAGATGAATTACAAGAATCTGGTGATGTTGTTGAAGAAATACTAAATTTAATAAACAAAAGAAATTAGCTAATCCCACCTAAAAGTGGGGTTTTTTATTTTATAATATATTTATAGTTAATGAAAGTTAAGGTAAAACATATAAAGTGTGAGATGTCCGAAAAAGACAGAAAGTTAGCAAACGATTTTATAAAATTTTTACAAAAAAAATATCCATTAAAAGAAGAAATTACAATTATTTTTACTGGTGAAAGATTTGGTACAATGACATCTGGAAGTAGAACTCAAGATTCTGAATTAAAAATATTAACTAAAGGAAGAATGAATAGAGATATTTTTAGAACTTTAGCACACGAATGGGTACACGAATGGCAAATGAATGTAAAAGGAAAAAAACCAACTAACGATGGTATTGGTGGTCCTTTGGAAGATGAAGCAAATGCTAAAGCCGGTTTTTTATTAAAGAAATTTGAAAAACGATTTCCAGAAAAAGAAGAAATGATGTATGAAGGTTTAAATAAAAAAATTAATTTATTAAAAGAAAATATTTTAATTACTGAAAAAGAAAACATCAAAAAAGAATTTCTTTTAGAGATGAAAAAGATTGGAATTGAAAAGTTACCGTATTCGTACTCAGCATTAAAACAATTTGTTGATCCAGAAACAATGAACATACATTATAACAAACATTATAAAGGTTATGTTAAAAAATTAAATGATGCTCTTTCTAAAAAAAATTATAAAGATGTTGATTTAGAAGATATTATAAAATCTATTAGTAAGTACGATACAAAAGTTAGAAACAACGCAGGTGGTGCATTTAATCACGCATTGTTTTGGAAAATGTTATCACCAAAAAAACAAATCCCAAAAGGTGAGATTTTTGAAAAAATTACCAAACAATATGGTAATATTAAAAAAATGAAGGACGAGTTTAATGAAGTTGCTAAAGAAAGGTTTGGTTCTGGTTGGGTTTGGCTTGTTTTAACAAAGACAAATAGATTAAAAATTATGTCCACACCAAACCAAGATAATCCACTTATGAATATTATTAAAGATGGTGGATATCCACTTCTTGGTCTTGATTTGTGGGAACACGCATATTATCTTAGATATAGAAATAAAAGAGATGAATACATTAAAAAGTTCTGGAACCATATAAATTGGGAATTTGTTAATGAACTTTATGTTGGTAAATCTAAGAAAAAATTAAACGAAACATATTTGAGGGTTCTATTAGAAAGTGAAGAGTTTGAACCCGATGTTAAACGAGCGATGAATAGAGAACTACAAAAAATTAGATTAATTCCTTTAGATGCTGAAGCCGCTGAAGTTGCTATTAATAATATTATAACAACTGAAATTGAAGAACGTGGTTTAAAATTTAATAGAACAATAGAAGGTCTTATGAATTTAGATTTATCTGAAACATCAGAAAGAACAAGATTTAGATTTAATAATTATTACCAAAGATTTATTAGAAGTAGATCTAGAGGTTTAGATTTTGAAGCGTTGATTTCTGGTTTACTTGGTGGACAAATTTCTTCTGGTTTAAACACACCTTATGATTTAGTAACACCAGAAGGATTAAAGATTTCTTGTAAGATAGTAAGAAACACAAGTGAGTCACCGGTTTTGAAAGGAATTAAAGCATCACTTTCTGGGTATATTAATTCATACACCGGTAGTGAAGAAAATAAAAAATATTTACAGTCAATCGAAAGTGAGTCTAATTTTATTGCTCAGTTGATTAGCAGTCAAAACCAAGACATTGTTAATGTTGCCGAAGATTTAATTGAGTACTTATTAAGTGATATTGACGGTATGTTATTAGGAGTTCCAAATGAAAGTTATAATATATCACTATATTATTATGATAAGAATGCCATTAAAAACATTCTTAAATTACCTGGTATGACGACAGCACCAAAATCAAAAAATTCACAACAAATAAGATTTTCAACAAAGATATTAAAATTAACCAATTCTGATGTGGCACCACAAAGAGGTGCAATAAAGTTTCCAGAAATATCAACCCAAGAATATTCAGAATTTTTATTAGGTGACGATAAAACAAAAGAAGTTCTTGATTTATTTAATAACTTAGGTCAAAAATATGGTGTTGGTAAATTAGGTGATAACATCCCACAAGATATAATTAGGAACCTTTCTAGAAATGAAAGATTCAAAATAGACGTAAGAAGAATACTAAAATAATTTATTGTGATATTTATATAAAAAAATCACAATGGCAATTATTGATGAACCAAACAGAAGTAAATTATACACAAAAGTAAGGCATTTACTTGGTGCACCACTTAGAAGTGTTGAGTTAGAAGATGAACAAATGGACACTCTTTTAGAATTTTCTATCGACGAGTATTCACAATATGTTCAAGACTGGTTAATTGAATCACAATGGACCGCACTTTATAATCTTAATTTAGACACACAATCATTAACAAAAGCTTTTACAACTAGAAGTCTTGATTATGAAACAAGATACACATATGCCTATTCAAAAATCGTAGGTCTACAAGCTGGTGGTGACTCTGTGTTGAAAAAGGATTATATACAATTAGTACCTAAACAACAGATATATGAAATTCCCGCTGGTCGTGAATTAAACGAATTGTTATGGTATTCTCCACCAGAATTAAATAATATGGTATTTGACCCTTGGTCTTTTGGATCTTTAGGTGTTGGTGGAGGTCTCGGAGGAGGTGGAGGTTTAGCTCAAATGGGTAATATGGGTGGTAGTTATTTTATGATGCCAGCTTTTGATATGTTATTAAGAATGCAAGAAATTAACATACAAAGAAGAATTATTGCCGGTGAATTAACATATCGTGTAACAGCATTACCAGAAGGTAAAAAAGCTGTTCATTTAATGAATACACCTGGTGGTAAATTTGACTTTGGTAATGGGACATTAATGAGAGGTAGAGTTTGGTATTGGTATTACGATGATGGTGGTGATAGAGATAAATGTTTGGCTGAAAATCCAGACATAATAAGACTACCATCGGATGTTCCATTTGATAAAATGGGTTGGAACGATTTAAATAATCCAGCACAAGTTTGGGTTAGAAGATGGTTTATTGCTTATTGTAAGGAAACATTATCTAGAGTACGAGGTAAGTTTAGTGGAAACTTAAAAACAGGTGAAGGTGGTGATTTAACTATGGATTACACATCACTGGCAACTGAAGCTAAAGATGAAAAGACAAAACTTATTGATGAACTTATTGGTGCTGAAGGAAGACTTACAAGATTGAAACCAGAAAAAGTTATGGAACGTGAAGCATTACTTGCTGAAAACTTAAATAAACAGCTCAAGTTTAGAGCTATGCCAAGACAAATTTATGTGATATGATAAGAGTTGAAAACATAACACCAAGAAAAAATATTGTAAAATATCAAACACATATTCCGATTGAAATACCAAGTGAGGTTGTGGTGGTACCACAAGTTACTAATAAAGTAATTTCAGAACCAATTTATAAAACTGGTGAAGAATCTTTATTAATTGTAAGAAACGTAGAACAATCCGAAGTTACTTTAAATTCTGAAACAAGTTCTAAAATTACAATAAAATCTTTATCTAGTGTTATTGTAAAAACTGATATTGGTCAAATTGATGAAGAATGGGATGAACTCCTTTTAGAAAAAGGAGCTTGTGTTCAGTTTCAGTTTGTTGAAGGAAACTGGTATATCCTATCAAGTGACGGTTTAAAACTTGGTTAAATATATTCTTCCCACCCTTCTTCTGCTAATTCGTAAATATATTGTGGGTTTATACCAACATTTTCCCAAAACTCAACTTCTCCCTTTTCCATATCGATGAGGTCTTTTTGTATATCATCCTGATCTTTTTCCTCAAATGGAACTCCATTAATTAATTCACACTGGTCTTTTGTAAAGAATGGTCTTTCTTCTGGATTCTTAACTAAAAGTCCATCTCTTACTTCTTCTTTAAAAACAACAAGTAATGGTTCCACTCTTTTATTAAATGTTGCAATCGCTCTTTGAATATTATATTCACCAGTAAGTCCTGGGTTACTTTCTAATTCTTGGGGATTAATTCTATAACAGTTAAGTTGTATAACAGATTCTATCGTATCTGGATTTAATTTTGTATTTGAAAAGAAAGTTTTTAGTTGTTCGTCATTCCACCCTTTCTTTGGTTTATTAACTTTCTGAACATCACCGTGTGAAGCTTTTGTTCCGTTGTTTACATAATAGATTACATCACCAAGATTAACATTAAGACCTTCATTTATTGCAAGTTCCATATGGGCTTGTCGTGACATTAAAGCACCGGCCTTTGTTTTAGTTTTACTTCTTTTGATGTAGTCATCAATTGATTGTTTAATTTTTGCCTTACTTGCGATATCCATTAAAGGAATTTTTTGGTCAAATATTTTTTGTAGGTATTCATAGTACCATTCAACAAACCCTTGTCCATTACCATTAAGTAATAGTTTAACTCCTTTATCTAAAAATAACTCAATATACTTTGGCATCTTTTTAGATTTAATTGTATTTCCTGTAAGTTTTACTTTACCATTATGTTCTAATGTTGCATAGTTTTTACGAGCTAAGTTAATACAAGAATCCCAAGTTCCGTCACAATCAAGACCCATTGTACCACGCATGAACCGGTCGTTAAATTCGGCCACATCAGCATCATACCCAGTATATTCTTTTCCTTCTTTAACTAACCAATTTAATCCACGACCAATGTATTTTCTATCCTCAACTCCCCCATCTGGTAATGAAAAGTTCATACCGTCCGTATCACATACAAGTGGAGTGTACCCTCTTTTCATAAAGAATTTTAACATCTGTCTTAAATACTGTCTACCAGTACAAGTAATTTGTTCTCCCATATCCATATCACCCCACGGAAATACTTGTGGGGCGGAAAGAGCACCAAATAAAGAGTTAATAAAAATCTTAATTGGTAACTGTTTTGTATCATAAGATTTGGCCTTCTTTTTATCAATTGATTTGTATTCTGATGCCAAGTTCTTATACATAATACGGCTATCCCTAAAATAAGATAATAAACCTTTCATTACACCAGTTATGTCCGATTCTGGGAATACATCGTGTGTTAATTGAATTGAAGGATAAAGGGATGAGTAGTCAAGTTTTAATACGTCTTTTGAATAACCAGTCTTTAATAATCTTGATAATCCACCAACAAAGTTTCTTTTTTCTTTTTTTGCTGGAATTGCAAGACCATTCTTATACGACCAGGCAAGCATTACAAGCTTCCAGATTGTGGCTGTACCCATTGTTGATACTCTTTCATATGTTGTTGGAAGAAGTGATGCTAGAAGAAAGGACCCTTGGTTAAATTCTTCATCAACAAGTAGCGTCTCTTCTAAGTCATCGTCAAGGTAACGTTCAACAATATCATCACCCGTTGTTTGAATATAGATGTCAGTTCTTCTTGAACAAACCTCATCTATCTTCTCATCTACACCAACCTTTTTATATTTACCGTTTTCTATATTTAACCAGTATAAGTTTTTTTCTTTGTATAAAGAACCAATCTTATCGTGGTCTATGTACACTCGGTCAGCAGCTTCACCATCAATAAATTTTGTGATGTATTTAAGACCCGCCTCTTTGATTGACGAATTAATTGCTTGTGCTCTACGAACTGAATGTATAATATCAATAATGTTATAACCCCACATTTGAGTTTGGGTAAATTTCTCAACCTCATTACCAAGTTTTAACATTGAATCTTTTTGTGTGATTGACCTTTCACCGTGAAGTGACTTTGCAATTTTTTTAATATCAAGATTTAACATCTTACATCTTTCGTAAATCCAATACCAGTCAAAGTTTGCTGAGTTATAACCAGAAATGATTGATGGTTTTATTTCGTCTATAATTTTAAAGAACTCAACAAGACCTTTTCGTTCTTCGTCTTCATTTGAGCATTCAATTACTTTTCTATAACCTTTATTTGTTTTAATTCCAATCATAAAGATTCTCCCATCTCTAGGTTCTAGAGATGTGGTCTCAAGGTCAAATACAAGTCTTGTGATATCATTGTAATCTTCAAATCCTTTAAACAACCTTTTTTCTTTTGAAACTAAGAATTGTTCTGTCGGTGTTAACATTAAAAACTTGTCTTTTGCTTTTTCACCCCAAGGATCTATACCACCATCTCTAAAAAATTGTGATAGAGCTCTATACCCTTTTAATGATTTAACAAGGAATGTTAAACCTTTTTCTAATTGTTCATTTCCGTCTGTTCTTAACTTCTCAATAACAATTCCGTATTTGGACATTGCTTCTTTTTGTAATGCTTTTGAACCTTGATAAAAGTTAAGTCCACGTAAGTCACCGACCCACGCAAATGCTATTAAACTATCTCTAACGATTGATTTTCCCTTTTCGGGTACTTCTTTGATTTTATAAATGTGGTCTTTTTGATAATCAAACTCTATTGCCACAATGTGTTCTTCAGGGTCGTTTCCTTCTAGAAACGATTTAATTTCTTCTGCTGTAATCATAATATATTTTTTGAGTGGTTCATTTGCTGTCGTGTAAAACGACATTTACCTTACCTAAATAAATATATTGATTTACCTAACTAATGTCAAATAAAAAACCCCAACTTTTGATTGGGGTGGGTTTAATTTTTTAATTTAACAATAAAGCGTGTAATTCTTGCTCAGTCCAAACTTCTTTAAATTCAACCTCTTTAAGAACTGGTCCATTTTCAGTTCTGAATCTAATTCCTCTTGGAACTTGTCTAATCGCTTTTACTTTGTGTTCACCAATTGTAATTGGTTCTTCATACTTAAATAATAATTTGATTTCCATTTTTTTTGTTTTATTTTTATTTATTACGCTATATTTAATACTCCTCCGTTACTCCATACTGTTCCTGGTGCAAGACCTACCGAACTTGTTGGTATATTACTGATGTGTAAACAATTTACGTGTGTTGTGTTTGCAGCAGTACTAGTAATCCCATTTCCAATAATAAAAGAACAATCGTTTACAATTTTATTATTACAACCACCAAGTATACCACTAAATTGATTATTTATCGTATTACAATACCCACCACTAATTGTCGAAAGTGGTCCGTTTGCTGTGTTAATATTTCCACCACCTACAGTTGAAACATCTCCACTTGATGTGTTATTTCGTCCACCACTTACAGTTGAATAACCTCCGCTTGTTGTATTTCTATTACCACCACTTACTGTTGAAAAGCAACCTAATGCTAAATGTCCAGAATATCCAGATGATGAACCACCACCACCAATAGTTGAATAACAACCGCTTGCTGTGTTACAAACACCACCACTTACAGTTGAAATATCTCCACTTGCTGTGTTACAAACACCACCACTTACGGTTGAATAATTACAACTTGATGTGTTTCTATATCCACCACTTACGGTCGAGCCAGCCCCACTTGATGTGTTTTGATAACCTCCACTTATTGTTGAATAATTTCCACTTGATGTGTTAACATACCCACCACTTACGGTTGCAGAATTTCCAGTTGATGTGTTACAATATCCACCACTTACAGTTGAGCGATATCCACTTGATGTGTTATTTATTCCACCACTTACTGTTGAATACCGACCACTTGATGTGTTATTTCGTCCACCACTTACGGTTGCATGAGTATTGTTTTGTGTTTGGATATTTAACCAAACATCATCCAAAGGTGAAGATCCACCAAATAATCCACCGTTAAAATATAGTGTTTCACCATTAGAATACCCAGAACCTCCGTTTTGTATTTGAACGGTTTGTAATACACCAAGAACAAAATCAAAACTAAAGTATGCTCCAGATCCGGTACCACTTGATGTTGATGTTGGTGCAATACTACCATAAGAACTATTTAAAGTTCCACCAGTATATGTAAAACCAGGTATTCCACTAACATAATTATTTATTCCAGAAACGTTATTTTCTCCACCACCAATAAATGAGTTGTAACTACTTGCGGTATTGTTACATCCACCAACAATTGATGAAAAAGAACTTTTTACAACATTATCAAAACCACCACCAATAAATGAATAATCACTATTTGTTGTAATTGTGTTATTTTCTCCTCCGGCAATTGTTGCAGTTTCACTACCTATAATTGTGTTATCATCACCACCACCGATTGTTGCATATTCGCTATATGTTGATATTGTATTATTTGCACCACCGGCAATTGTTGAGTAATCAGCAGATGTTGTATTTTCATAACCACCACTTATTGTTGAGTATTCTCCAGATGCAGTATTTTGACATCCACCGGCAATAGTTGCATAGTTATTTGTTGTTGTATTTACATTAAATGTTACATCATCAATTCCAGATGTTCCGCCAAATATACTACCATCAAAGAAAAATAAATCATTTGATTCATAAAAATTTCCTCTATTGTTAACCGTAACATTATTAAGTGTTCCTAAAAAGAATTGAAAATTAAAAGTTGCAGCAAAACCATAAAGTGAATTTGTTGAGGTTGGTTGTATATTTGTAAATAATCCATTAAGTGTTCCTCCTGTGTATGTTTGGTTATAAACACCGCTTACACCATTTCTAACACCACCTTCATTACATCTACCACCAGATATTGTACTATAACAACCATAAGTTGTATTTTGTCTACCACCACTTATTGTTGAATAACAAGAATCAATATTTATAATATTACAACGACCACCACCAATTGTTGAACAATTTGCACTACTTATATTTCTACACCCACCACCAATTGTTGACGTATTTCTATATGCGGTATTTAAACAACCACCACCAATTGCAATATTATTACCACCATTAGTAGTATTAATTTGTAATGTAACATTATCTTGTGGTATAGCACCACCAAATAATAATCCGTTAAATGTTAAAGTATCGCCACTAACATATCCTTGACCAATTTGATTAACATATACATTACTTAAGGTTGTTGGTGATGAAAAGTAAAAAGAAAATGTTGAACCAGAACCAAGACCAGAAAGTGTTGATGATGGTGAAAATGAACCATAAAAACCACTAGATGGAATATTACCGGTAAAAGTTTGGTTATATATTGAATCGACAACGCCATTAATTCCGGATGTATTACAAGAGCCACCACCAATAACAGAACTATTACCTAACGATGTGTTAAGTATACCACCACTGATTGTTGATACATAACCACTTGCGGTATTTCCAGAACCTCCGGCAATAATTGAAATATTACCTAATGCTGCCGAGTTAACACCAATTCTTTGTGTTGAATCTAAACCAGAACCAACTTCATATAATGAAGTTCCAGTACCACCAGTTGTAAATCCAGTTACACCAAATGACGTTCCGTTATTATCTTTTAGTGTTAATGTACCAGTTGTATTATCATAAGTTCCACCAGTAACAAATACATCAGTAGAACCAGTATATAAACCACTAATTGATAAAGAACCATTTTGTCTCCCTAATGTTATTGTACCATTAGAATATGTACCGCCAGTAACATAAAAATCTGTACCACCAGTATATAAACCATTAATTGATACAGAACCATTTTGTCTATTAAGTGTTATTGTACCGTTAGAATATGTACCACCAGTAACAAAGTTATCTGATATACCACTTAAAACATAATTTTTAAATTGTACTATTGGTGTTTGTTTTGTTTCACCAGTTACACTACCCAAGTAATTTACAATTGGAATAATGTCGTTTGTTGTATAACCTGAATTACCTAAGTATGGTAATTCCGAAATTCTTTTATCTGCCATTTTTTTTTATCTTATAAATAGTTTTATTTTTTTTAAATTCATTACTTTTAGTAAATTATTTTATCATTGTTTTCTGTCTTTAACACATTTCCGTTTTCAGTGAGTATATAGAAAGTTTCTGGTAACGGACTTGGTGTTGGTGTTGGAAAAGGTGTTGGTGTTGGTGTTGGTGTAATTGGGAACTGTTCAAATATTTCCCAAGTAGCATCACTTGGTGTCACAACAATATTTCCAAACGCGTCATTCCTTGATAAATTATCAAAATTTTCATCTAATATAACTTGTGTCGTTCCAGATGTAAAACCAGTCGATATTGTAAGACCAGTTGATATTGTAATTGGATTTCCACTATAAACACCTAATATGTGGTCAAAATTAAATTGTACGTCTTGACCTAGTATTGTTTTATTTGCTGTTAAATAATAATCAACAACAACAGACCCAGATGTAACAACGGCCGTTAATTGTAAATTAAGTGGGATTGGTTGTACACAAATTGTTGTTGTAGTCGCAGTAATAACCGGACTTGTATTACAACAAGGAAATTCACTAACATAACAATTATTATATTCTAATGAATCACCAATAAAACTTTCTTGTACATTAATATATAGTTTGTCTCTTAAAGGTAGTATTAAAACACCTTCATCATTTCTAAATAAAAATTGTCCTTCATATCTACCAACCTTTCTTGTATCTGTATTTGAAAACTGATAATAAACATAATATTCTGGTTCGGCATTTGGGTCCAACATTTCTTTTGCAACAAATCCTGCTGGTCTTGTGATAATCTTTGGTATTCCAGTATCAACATCAACCATTGAAAAGAATATCGCAGATTCTTCAATAAGACTCATCATTCTATTATAATCACTTCTGCCATCCTTGACAACTTGCATTTTTAATAAAGGAAGAGTTGCATTTTTCTTAATAAAGAATTCCATTTAACTTTTATTCATAAATAGTTAGTTATTTAAAAAATTTTTAATAAAAAAATTAAAAAGGTGAAACTTTTTTATATTGAAAGATATTTATTAGTATGGGAAGAAAATTAATGGAAGAAAAAGAACGAAAAATTAAATTTGGAATTAGTTTAAATCGTAAAATTTTTGATAGAATGGTTGATGAAAAAGAAAATAAATCTCGGTTGATTGAAAAATTATTGAAAGAATATTATGGAAACAAAAATTTGTAAAAAATGTAAAGAAGAAAAAGAAATTTGTGAGTTCTATAAGGATAGAAAATCAAAAGACAGTAAAAGGTCAAGATGTAAAAAATGTTTAAATTTACAAAACACTTTATATGTTAAAAAAAATAAAGATAGAGTTAACTCTATTAAACAAAAATATGTTGATAATAACAAAGAAAAAGTAAAACAAAGTAAAAAAGAATGGTTTGATAAAAATCCTAACTATAGAAATGAATGGACTATTAATAATTATAAAAATGATTTTCTTTTCAGATTAGTCAATATAATGAGAGCAAGAACAAGACTTTTTTTAAAATCAAAAAATATTAGGAAGAAAAACAATACATTTGAAATCGTAGGGTGTTCACCTGAATTTTTAAAAGAATATATTGAAAAGCAATTTACTAAAGGTATGAATTGGGAGTTATTTGGTAGTCACATACATATTGACCACATAATCCCATTATCTTTTGCAAAAACAGAAGAAGAAACATATAAACTTTGTCATTATACAAATCTCCAACCACTTTGGGCTGAAGATAATTTAAAAAAAAGTAATAAAATTTTAAATTAACTTTCTTTTCTTAATTCTTTAGAATAATGATCAAAGCGTTCATGCTCAACTGGTGTTAATAATAACAAACCACCCCTTAATTGATTTTTCTTTGTTAATTGGTAATGATGACTCATCCAAGTATTTTCAAAAGGGTGTGTCCATTTTGTATCCAAAAACATTTTTTTATTACCTTCTTGACTTATAATATGTGTCCAATTACAATAGTATATTTCACCATCAACATATGGTAATCCTTTATGTGACATTATATTATTAAACTTGGTTTTTGGTACATTTGGTTCTAATCCATTGGTTGGTAAATTGGGTTTTTCAGGAAAATACTCATTTCTTTTTTCTTGTGGTAGGTTATACCAGGGCCAACAAGTCCCGTTGTCACCGTAAAATTCACTATAATTTATTTTGAGAAATTCAAAATCTTCTTTATCCATTATTTCAAAACACTTGTTAAATAAATTTGGTGTGTATCTATTAAATCCGTTTTTACAAGTTTCATCTGGTTTATTTTGGAAAAACATATCATCCTCTGACCACCACATATATTGTAAATCCGTGTTAGCAAAATGTTCGGCAACAAATTGTCTTCCACCACAAATACCCAAATTATTCTTCTTAATGTGTTCAAAACCATATTCATCACATAACTCTTTATACCTTGGTGTTGTTGAAAGATCTGTTGAGTTATCAAGTAAATATTTTTTTGTTTTATGTATAAAATTTGGGTCATAACCCAACATTGATTTTATTAAAGTTTCAAATTGTTTTGGTGAGTTAAACGTGATTACATATAAACCAATATCTCCTTTATATTTTGTTACAACTTTTTTTCCCTTATTTTTAATTACAACCGTATTATTTTTTACGTCTTCAAAAAATTTATATACCAAACCATTTGATTCTATTTCACAATAATCAATCATTGATGGATAAAGATAAGTCATAATTGTAAAAATACTCTCTTCGGTACCCATTAAATTTTTATTTAATGTATCAATAAGTAATTGGTAATATAAAACATTTAAGTCAGCAATTTTTTGTTTTGTTCCACCAAAAAATCCACCTCTTGAGACAAACTCTGTTTTTGTTTTTGCGTAGTCACACATTTTTTTATAATCAAATCCGTGCACTTCGTTTTCCGCTTCATAAGGAAAAACAACAAACATAAATTTATCAAATAAACTTTCTATTTTATCTAATACATTATCACGAGTAAAATACCCAAGATTAACCGTGTTAGTTAATCCAGCGTCTATCCAGTAAAGTTTTTCGGAATTAAAAGGATCCAAAATAGAAGCGTCGTGTAGTAAAAACATTTTGGACATTACAAGTGGATTGTAATATTCTAATCTTGCTTGTGTTGATTCTTTTAACCAACCAGAAATATTATACCAATTTTCATTTGTTCTTATTTTTTGGATTTTATCAAAGTATTCGTTATTTCTAAACCAAGATAAATCCCTATTGATAAATTTTGTATTAGTTGGGTTTCTATATTTGAATACAAATTCTTCTAAGTGGTTATCACCAAAAATAATTAAATTACAATCTATTTCTAAAAGTTCTTTAAATTTTTCTAAATAATAATCAAAAGATCTATTCCATCCTTCATTAAGATTACCCCTTCCAATATCCCAAAGACCTGTAACAAGTGTTATCATAAATCACCAATTAATCTATCACACCAACCTTTTGATTTTGAATGTGGCCAAACAACCCAATATTTCGGTTTTTCTTTTGCGTTAAACTCCCTCCATATTTTTCCATAACCGTCGGCGTCTGTTTTTATTCTTTTGATTTCTTCTTCTTGTGCGTCCATACGATATATTGTTTCATCTTTATCGTTATGAAATGCAACAACTAAAAAATCATAATCGTCTTCTGGTATTTTATCTAATGGAATATCTATACAATGTTTGAATATTCTTAAAAAACTTTCTTTCCATTCTTTATCATTTTTATAATCATAAGGATTTGGTGGATAGTTTTTATCTATTGTATATTGTTGTACGGATCTTTTTTCAAAAAGAACACCAGCGTATTTTTCGTAATCACGTATTGTTCTTTCTTTTCCAAAACCATATTTTAATTTTCCTTTAAATTTTTCACCGTCAACACCTAATACTTTTCTATTTTTACTATGTGAACTTTCATTTTTCTTATACCATACGCTATCATCATCCCACTGTTTTGTTCTACCTTTTCTTGTGTACTCGTGATAAATTACAATTTTATGTGGATGGAATAAATCATATCCGTGAGTATAAGCTCTAACAGCAATTGATATTTCTTCTCCGTGAAAATAATATTCTGGGTCGTGTTGAACTTCTATTGAAAATTCACCTAATGTAAAACAGAAATGTGCCGAATAAAATCTTGCTGGGATTGGTTTTTTTAATTCTTGCCAACCTGGTATTACTTCTGGTAAAAAGAAAACAACACCTTCTGGTGTAAATCTATCAAATACCATTCTCCAGGGTTCTGTAACTCTTCCTTGTGGGTCGTTGTCTGGATCAAAAGATGAAACATAACCGGTAAGAAGTGGTTTTTTATAACCATCTTCTTGTAATTCTTTTAACATATTAATTAATGTCTCATCCCAATTTTTTTCAAAACGCATATGAGAATCTAATTGTAACGTGTATGTTTCACCACTATATAATTGTTGTACTTGATGTCTTGCCCAACACACACCAGTGGACGCTGTGTAGACAATATCTAAAATTCTAAATCTATCATCACTCTCATATTCTGAAAGGTCATCAAAACCATCTTCTGGGTGATATTGTCTTGCAATCCCCAATCTTAAATTTTCTGGGTATTTTGCTTTGTTCAACATATCTTTAATTGTTGGTATAAGCTGGGGGTCTCGATAAGAGGCTATTTGTACAAATATTGTCATAGTTAGTTAAAAATAACTAACACTGATAAAAATTAAATATTTCACAATCGTTTGAATCGATAAGTTTTACAAGTAGCGAACCAACGTTATTTAATGGGGGTGGAACCTCAAAGGTATATGCGGAAATGTATGTTCCGCCGGAAACTAAATAACAATAAGTGTTTGTGACATCACAAACATACACATCGTATGGTGGTGTTCCAGTGGTTCCAGATATTGTAATTTCGTGTAACATATTAACTACATATAGGACTTAATGTTGGTGTAGGTGTATTAGTCGGTGTATTTGACGGTGTAGGTGTATTAGTCGGTGTATTTGACGGTGTAAAATTTGGAGGCAACGGAGTAACACACAAGTCCCAAGTAGGAGTTGGTGTAGGTGTTGGTGTTGCAGTTGTTGTTGCCGTCGGAGTATTTGTAGGTGTAGGAGTCTGCGTTGGTGTTGGTGTGTTAGTAGGAGTCTGCGTTGGTGTTCTAGTAGGTGTTGGAGTTGGTGTTCTAGTAGGTGTATTTGTTGGAGTTGGTGTAGGTGTTGGCCTTGGTACATTTAAAAAGTTTGTACAATTACCACCATCTGTTGATATTGTATATGTCCCATAAATTTCTTGTTGGGGTGTTAATAAATCTGGTTGAAAAGTGTATGGAAGTATAACAGAACCAATATTTATTGTAATAGTACTATTATCTGGTTTGAATAATATTTGAGCAGGTTCACCGCTAAAATTTACACTTTGTATTGTAATTATCTGACTCATTGTATTTTTTTATAAATACAATCAAACAGACTTATTTTTTAATTTTAATGTATTTGAACCAAACTCTTTCGTGTAAAAAATAAATAATTGGTTTTAATATTAATTCACCTAAACCTAATAAAGAAGATATTTCTACTGACGCCCCAAGACAATATGCGACTACAACTGTGGTGATTGTCCCAAAAATTCTATAAGAAATTGTTTTTAATAAATGTCTTTTTAAGTCTGACTTCATTTTAATTTTTTTCCAATATCAATAAAACATCATCTTGTATGATTGGGTCAACTAATTTTTTCCAGTAATCATCTTTATTTTTTATACAATTTCTAATACCAGTTGCAGAAATCCCACCAATTTCTTTTGGTGGTGTAAATTCATTTACTTCATATCCAACACCGCGACCAAAATTAACAGATTCAATATCTGGAATAATGATAACTTTAACATCATCACCTTTTGATTTATGGTACTTCTCAATCATAGAAACTGTTTGTTCTGTTGTAAAAGGATTTTTTTCATCAGGTTCAATATCTCTAATCATAATTAAAACTGGTACTCCTTCATTTAATTTTTGTTGGATTAACTCAATGTGACCAAAATGATAAGGTTGATAACGACCTACAAAAACTGCATACTTTTTACTTTCGTTATTTGTTGGATTTCCTCCGTGGTTTTTCTTTTCCCAACTCATATGTGTTTAATTATTTCGTTTAATGATTCTTGTGGATTAACACCTGTTGTATTAATATCAACAAAATTTTCTGATGGTTGTTCATACTCATCTGTATGGAAATGTTCTCTGCCTCTAATGTCTGTTGTATGAACATAAAACTCAACTAATAAATTTTGTAAATCATATTTAAAACTTTCTCTTAATTCTTTGTAAGGTGCAACAAGACTTACAATTACATCGTATCCTTGTACTAATAAAAATTTTGCAATGTCTTGAGCTCTTTTGATGTTTTCTTCTCTACCTTCTCTACCGTATTTTTGGTTATTGAAAAGTCTTCTTAATTCATCACCGTCAATATGGAATACTTTATTTCCATATTCTTTTTCTAAAATTGTTTTTAACATTGTCGCTAATACAGTTTTACCAGCTCCTGGTTGTCCTGTAAACCAATAAATCTTTTTTTCTTTCATAATCAAAAATAACCGAATTGGTCGTAAAACCATTGATGTTTTTGTTTTATCCAGTTACAAGCTGGTGTTCCAAGAACTTCTTTATAATCTAATTTTAATGGTTCAATTTTAGATTTAATATTATGGTCACCATAAATTCCATAAACAGAATCATCTTCTTGTGTTATTTGTGTAACATTATCAAAGTCGTGTTCAAAGTATGGTAACTCAAGATATTTATAAATTCTTTCCATTTCTTTTTTTGGATTTGAAGTGAAGTCTTCGAATTTAACAAATAACATTTTATGATTAATACCTTCTTTGAAGATTTGATAAAGTCTTTCGACAGCCAAACCAACTGGTTGTGATTGTGACCAAATATCAATTCTTTTTTCTGTTGTAGTTCCTTGCATTTGCGCGTGATTAACAACACCAGAATCCATATGTTGACTCTTTCTAAAATTCTTTTCCATTGAGGCAAAGATTCCACGTAAGTCTCTTACCATACAAATAATCTTTGGTTCTGGATAAAAAGAATTTAAAAACCCATAATGAATACCCCAACCTCTACTTTTATCTAAAACATATGGTTTATCTGTTACACCATTAAAAAAACCTAACATACCTTGATTACAAAAGTTTAGAAAACCTTGTTTCATTAATTCTGAATCTTGTGCTTTAAACTCAGGTGATGAAGTGTAGTTTGCTCTTGCAGCATAAACTAATTCTAAAACACCAGATGTTGGTGTTACGTAAAACTCTGGATTTTGTCCCATAACATTTTGAAGTAATGTTGATCCAGCTCTTGGTAATGAACTTTGGAAAAATATTTTTTCTACCATAATTTAATTTTTTAGTGTTTCTATTATTTCGTTTATATTAAAGATGTTTGTATCAAATAAAGGACATTCGTGTATTGTACCATTAAAGTTGTAATCAAATAAGTAACTATCTGGTAACTTAACTGTTGTTGGTAGTTCTGCTATAATGTTTGTGTGTAATGGATAACCAAATACTTTTGGTGATGTACCAATCCACAATATGGTTGATGGTAGACCCATAGCAGCTGCCGCATGTTGTAAACAAGAATCAATTAATAATCTTTTTTGAGCATAAGCTAATAATGAAAATAATTCCATATTAGACATAGGTTCTACGTGAGCCTCAACATTTTGTAAAACATTTGTTTGGTCTCTACAAATTTGAATTATGTGATAATATTGTGAAAAGTGGTCAACAATTTTTTGAGCAACATCAAAAGGAATATCCCTTGTCCAAGAATATGGATATGGCTGTTCTTGTAATGGACCACCGTTTGTTTGAATGACCATTACAGGTTTTTCTCTTTTCCATTTATTAAATGCAACTTGTTGTTGTCTTAAATTAAATGAAAGTGATGGCATTTCACCGTTATATTCTAAACCAAAAAGTTTACACCAATTCATAATTAATGGTAACTTTTTTTGGATGTGGTCTGTTGTAAAATAAGGTTCGTGTTTAAAAATTAAACTATCTTTATCTTTAATGTAATCATCATAAAAATATGGTGTCATACCAATTCTATATACTCTATCAATAAAATCTAAATTTAAAAATATTTCTGGGTAAGCACAGACAATAATTAATTCCCTATCTGGGTGATTGTTTTTTATACATTTTGCAACAGCAGTTGATAGAACGTGTTTTCCTAAACCACCTTCTAAATGAAATATACTATATTTTTTTTCCATAATAAGATTATAATTTTTAATTTTTGTTAGTAAAGATAATTGCTTCGTTAATCTTATCTATTACCATTTTTGGTTTTATTTTTGTGTGACATTCGTTTTCTCTTTCTGTTCCTAAAAATATTGGACATTTAGTTTTTATATTTGGAAACATATTAAAACATCCATTACAAACATAAGGGTTTGTGACTCTAAAACAATCAAATTCGTTTTGACTTTTTGTAAAATTTGAAATCATAACAACTGGTACGTCATAGGCCCAAGCAAGCCAAGAAAGACCTGAAGATAAACCAACAAAGAACCTTGAACTAACAATATGGTCAATTGCAACATTTAAATCATCGTGACCGTGAAAACCAATAACATTTTCTAAATTCATTGTATTTTCATAAGAAATGTTATAAACGTTGTAACCTACATTATGTAATGAATTTACAATTGTTTGCCAACCCTCATTCCCATTATATTTCCATTGTGAAATTTCTTTAATTGTTTCTGGACCCATAGTAATTTTATTTGGGTCTATTGTTCTTAGTTTTGGAATTACTGGACATTTACCTGGTTTTGTTTCTTGCGGTAATCGCATTGTATCTTTAGCAGCATAAAACATACCACCTAAAGTGTGTGCCATATTATTTTTATCATAACCAACATCAACTAGTTTATCAATTTCTAAAAAACCACTTTCATTTGCGTTAATAAACTCATAGTCTGGTCTATTTGATTTTAATAGGTGTGGAAAAAAAGTTGTAACCCAAACGTACTTTGGTTTGTGATAATCCATAAAAGCATCCATCAAAGATGAAAAACAAATTGTATCACCTAAACAAAATGAGTCAAAGTGTAATAATAATTCTTTTCCTTCAAAGGTTTCTAAGTTTGGCTCTCTTTCTTTATAGTTCATCAACTCAGAATTGTCGTAATGTCTTTTAACCATTTTTATATTTTAAAAGTTTAGAGTAATATTCAAACCAATATCTTTCTTGCCAGATTGTACCTTCTTCCAAATACACCAATGGTTTTTGTTGCCAAGGTTTTTTTACAATGTAGTGTAAAATTTTAATATGTTTTGGTAGTCCTGTATTTTTGAATATTTCTTTTGAATATGTTTTTAAGTAATTATATGATACTGGTATTTCAGTTATTTCATCATAAAAATAATTATTAATAATATCTTGGTCCAGATGTTCTGTAATCCCATATATTGTTGTAAGATGTATTAAATCATCTGTTATTTTTTCAGATAAATATTTTTTTGAGATAACAAGAACACCTGTGTTGTATTGGTCAATATATAAATCTCTAACACCACCAATATCACCATCAAAATCAATTAGATAATCAATGTTTCCTAAAATAACAACATCTGAATCTAAAAATATAATTTTGTTAAATTCAGTTAATGAAAAAATTTCATATTTAGTATAATCACCAAAAGACATTTGTTTTTCTTTTAGTTTTTCTATTTCAGAATATTTTTCGGTGTCAAATCTTTTTATGTGTATATTATTGTACATTCTTCTTGAGGCGACTAAATCTTCTGGTGTTAAATCATTTGTGATGATTACAAATGGTAATTTTTCACTAACAACTCTTGGGTTATTATCTATTAACGATTTTAACATTACCTCAAATCCTATAAGATAATCTTTATTACATACAGTTACAAACATACCTCAAGTATAAAAAAAACATTATAAAAATAAAGAACCCCAACTGTTTTAAAATTGGGGTTATTAAAAATTTTATAATTTGTTATTAAGGAACAAAATATATTCTATTTAAATCTGTTGGACAGTAGTAAACGGATTTTGAAGGTAAACCAGCAGAACTAGTTGGTAAATCAATAATACTTAAACAGTTTACATATGTTGTATTTGGACAACTTGTTGTAATTCCATAACCAACAATAAATGAGCAATTGTGTGAAACTGTATTTCCGGATCCACCAAGAATACCAGAATATTGTGTTGTTATAGTGTTTTGATAACCACCACTTACGGTTGAATTAGTTCCACTTGATGTGTTACATCGTCCACCACTTACGGTTGAATTAGTTCCACTTGATGTGTTTTGTTGTCCGCCGCCAATTACAGAATAACCTCCGATTGATGTGTTACATCGTCCACCACTTACGGTTGAATAAACTCCACTTGATGTGTTATATAAACCACCACCTACAGTTGAAATATCTCCACTTGATAAGTTAAAATAACCACCACTTACGGTTGAATTATTACCACTTGCTGTATTTTGTCGTCCACCATTTATATTTGAGTGATAACCAATTGCAGTGTTACATCGCCCCCCACTTACGGTTGAATAACAACCACTTGTTGTGTTTGAAACTCCACCACTTACGGTTGAAAATGTATTACTTGCTCTGTTACCACAACCACCACCTACGGTTGCAAAATTATAATCAGTTGTTGATACAAGGAATGATATATCATCAACACCAGAAGTTCCACCAAACAATGTTCCGTCAAATAATAAAAAATCACCATCAATATAGTTTTGACCAGCCGCTGAAATGGTAATGCTGTTAACAACACCTGCGGTCAAGTTAAAGTTAAACAAAGAGCCAAAACCGTTAACACTAGTTGTAAATGAAGAAGATACTCCCGGAAAAATACCAGTTGTTGTTGATCCACTTGTATTTAAATTATAATAATTACTTACAGTTCCGTTTATACCTGCAATGTTTACTTTACCACCACCAATTGATGAACCAATAGTACGTGCTGTGTTTTGATAACCACCACTTACTGTTGAATAATTCCCACTTGTTGTATTAAATTCTCCACCACCAATAAATGAAAATGGATTACTTGCTGTGTTTTTATAGCCACCACTTACGGTTGAAAATGTATTACTTGATTCATTACGAATTCCACCACTTACTGTTGAACTAATCCCACTTGCATTATTACAACCACCACCACTTACAGTTGAAATATCTCCACTTGCTGTGTTACAATCACCACCACTTACATTTGAACGAATTCCACTTGATGTGTTACAATATCCACCACTTACAGTTGAGTAAAAAGCTGATGCTGTATTTCCACAACCTCCGGCAATTGTTGACGCATAACCTGTTGCAAAATTACTATATCCACCGCTCACAGTCGAGTATTCACCCAATGAAGCATTATTACAACCACCACCAACAAATGAAAAAGGTCCTGAATTTGTGTTTATTTGTAATGTAACATCATCAGTACCTGATACACCACTAAAATTAGTTCCATCAAAAAATAATGTATCACCATTAACATAATTAGAACCACCAGATACAATATTAAGAGATGAAAAAGAACCTGTATTAAAAGTAAAATTAAATACCGCACCCGTACCATATCCAGAAACAGTTGATGTTGGTGTAATACCACCGTATATACCATTAAAGGTTCCTCCGGTATATACTGTATTGTAGTAATTACTAACAGTATTTTTTATCCCTGCTTTATTTCCATAACCACCACTTATTGTTGAAAAGTTAGTATACGATGTATTTTGAAAACCTCCACTAACAAGTGAAAAGTTACCAAGAGCGTCATTTAATGTACCAATTCTTTGTGTTGAATCTACCCCAGAACCAATTTCATAAGGTCCAGAACCAATTCCTCCACCAACAACAACATTACCTTGAGCATCAATACCCAAATCATTTATTGACGTACCAGTACTAATAATACCTATATTTAATCCTGGTACATAAACAGTATCATCTGTTGTTCCAGAAATATTTTGTCCACCTAAAATAACACTCCTATCTGCTTGTAAAGTAGAGTTATTTGAAAATACCATTGAGCAATCACCAATAACTATGTTATTAGCACCACCGGCAATTGCAGAACAATAACCAGAAACTGTATTACTATATCCACCGGCAATATTACTATTAAATCCTATTACTGTATTAAATTGTCCACCGGCAATTGTTGTACCATCAGAATAAGTTTCATTTGATAAACCACCTAATATTGATGCGTATGTTCCGTAGTTTTTATTTTGTGAACCACCTGCAACAACAGAAATGTTTGATACCGTTGTGTTTCCACATCCACCACCTACAAATGAACCAGATCCTAAGTTTGCGTTATTACATCCACCAACAATAATAGAAAAGTTTGCGTCTGATGTGTTACAGCACCCACCAAGAATTGCACTACCACAAGAATCAACCGTATTGTATTCTCCACCACCAACAACTGTAAAATCACAATTTGCGATGTTTGAGTTACCCCCACCAACAAAAGCTGTTGTGTCGGCTGCTGTGTTAAATCTACCACCAGCAACAATTGCAAAATCTCCAATAGCACTATTCTGTGCTCCACCACCAACGGTTGAGCAAGCATTTAATGCAACATTTTCAAAACCACCACCAACAGTTGTGTTATAATCAGAAGCAGTGTTTGATTCTCCACCACCAATTGCCGAATATTTTCCAGAAGAAGTATTGTTACAACCAGCAACAACAGAAGCATAATTTTGTGATGCAACATTTAAGTAACCACCACCAATAAATGTACAGCTATCTAAAATTGTATTTTTACAACCACCAACAATTGTTGAAAGGTCGCCATTTATTGTATTTAATTCTCCGCCACCAATAAATGTTGATGATGAATTTGTTGTGTTTGTATTGCAATAACCACCAGTAATTGAACCAAATGTTCCATTATTCCCAGTTGATTTATTACATCTACCACCAGTAATTACACCCATACAACCAGTTGTTGTATTAAAAAAACCACCAACTATTGTTCCGTAGTTTTTATCTGCTGTGTTTGAATACCCACCTAATACTGTTGAATAATTACATCTAGCAGCATTATTATTATCACATCTAACTGTAGAGTTTATCCCACCTACCGGGTCATCAATTATAACGTAAGCCATATTTGTTTTTTTTATTTTTAATTTATGTTTAAACCCCCACTATTAAATGGGGGTTTTTTTATTAAAGTTTAACCCAAAGTTGAGTACCACCACCTGACGCACTTGTTGTACACCTATAAACAGTACCACTTGGAAGTGCTGTAACTTCAGTTTCGGTTGGTAAACTTTTTAAAGTAACTCTTGAACAAGTGTTTGGAGATGAAATACCGCCACCATTAACTGTAAAGTTATTTACAAAAGTTGTGAAACATTGATCAGTTGTAATGTTACATCCTAAAACGTGTGAATCACTTAAACAAACTGTGTTTGCTCTACCAACGGCCGATGAATAAGAGGCAAGATTACTAATGTTGTTTCCACAACCACCTTTAATTGTTGACCAAGGAACATTAGTACCAATTATGTTACTTTCACCACCACCAATTGTACTACAACAAGAATTGTTTGTATTTAATCTACCACCAACAATACTTGAGTGAGACTGTAATACACAGTTAGATTGACCACCACCAATTGTTGAATAAGATTGGATTAGACAGTTAAAAGCTCCACCACCAATTGTTGACGCATAACCTGTTGCAGATATTGAGTTTGAAATACCACCTAAGATACCTGCTACTGTAGATGCTGCAGTATTTGTACTACCTAAAACAACAGAACAAGGACCGCTAGCAATGTTTGCTGATCCAGTTCTAAGAGTTGAAAGTGAGCCTGTACCCGCAACAACAATTTGAGTTGGAATTGATGTTAAACCAGCTGGTAATCCACTTACAGTTGCAACGCCATTTTGTCTATTTAATGTGATTAAACCGTTAGCGTTATTATATGTACCACCAGTAACAAAGAAATCATTACTTTGGAAACCAGGTACAGTAACATTAGTACCATTGTTTTGACCAAGAGTTAAGGTACCATTTGAATATGTCCCACCAGTTACAAATGTGTTTTGTGTTTGGAACCCAAGAATACTTACATCGGTAGCACCATTTGATTGTGATAATACTAATTCACCTATTGTTGGGTTATATGTACCACCAGTTAAATATTTATCACTATCAATTAATGTTGCTAAATCAACATTAAATGAATTTCCATCATTTCTATCAAATGTAATTTGTGAAAGTACGTTATCATACGTACCACCAGTAACGTATGTGTTTTCAGTTACAATTGTAAACGGACCACCATTTGGTGTTAAATTATATTCTAAAGTTGATGTTTGTACATTTGTATTATCATTTCCAGATGTTAATGTACTTCCTGTTACAAAATAATCTGTAAATCCAGTTGCCGTAACTTGAGAGCCATCGGTATTTGTTAAAGTTAATGTATCACCAACTTTTGTTGCACCAGTCAAATATGTGTCCGTGTATCCAGTTGTAAATCCAGAAATTTGTACTGTATTTCCAGATGTGTTAACAAATGTTACAACACCTGTATTTGCATCATATGTACCACCAGTTAAACCTAAGTCAGTTGCTAAAACACCTAAATTTACTTGTAAATCATTTCCATCATTAACCGATGCTGTTAAAATAAATGAACTATTATCAAATGTTAATCCAGTTAAAAAGTAATCTGTTTGAGATACTACCGAAACAACATTACCAGACGCATCAACACCTAATGTAGAAACTGGCGTTGTTGCACCAACTGTTTGAATATTTAATTGTGGAACATAAACAGTATCATTTGTTGTACCAGTAATATTTTGTCCACCTATTACAGCTGACCTATTTCCTGTTACAACGTTTTGACATCCACCAAGAATCATAGATTGTGTTGCTTGAGCTCTGTTTTCTACACCACCAGCAATAACTGAGTTATTTCCAGTCGCAGTATTTCTTAGACCTCCAAGAATTGATGATTCAAAATTAAGAGCAGTATTACATCTACCACCACCAATTGTTGATCTATAACCAGATGCGGTATTTCTATATCCACCACTTATTGTGTTATTTATACCAAATGATGTATTAAATGAACCACCACCTACATTTGATCTATTCCCAACTGCTGAGTTATATAAACCACCACCTACTGATGATTGGAAATTATAAGTTTCATTACAATATCCACCACCAATTACTGACGCAAAACCGTATGCTTTATTCCCAAATCCACCACCAATTGCGATGCTTCCACCACAACCAGTATTACAACAACCACCAGCAACAGTATCACTCAAATTACAAGTTTTGTTAGATCTACCACCACCTATAGCTGTGTAGTTACTAAATGTTTGATTATTACAACCACCATTAATTGTTGAGAATGACCCATTTAATTGGTTAACAGCCCCACCATTAATAACACCCATATATCCAAAGTTGTTGTTAGCAAAACCACCACCAACAAATGAATAATTACCACTAGCAATATTAACAAAACCACCGGCAACAACGTCACTATTATTATTTGCTTGGTTTTGACAACCACCACCAATTGTACTTGCAAATCCATTTGCATTATTATTAACACCAAACACAGTTGAATATTGACCGTTAGCGTTATTTCCTGAGTTTTTCCTTACTGAAGAAGAAAATCCATTACCTCCAACAATTACAGCATCTTCAATTCCAGAAATATCTACTGTACCATTTTGTTGTTGGATTGTTAAGGTTGATGTTGATGGAGTATAAAAACCACCAGTAACATATGTATCTGTATATCCAGTTAAGAAACCAGTAACACTAAATGTACCACCAGAGTTATTTGTAAAAGTTGCAGTACCAGAGTTTAAATCATATGTACCACCAGTTACTCTTAAATCACCAGCTAAAATACCTAAATTAACCGTGTAGGCACTATAGTTGTTTAGTTCAACTGTTAAGGCGTAAGTACTTTGGTCAAATGTAAATCCAGTTGTAAAGTAATCTGTAGCGCCAGTTGTAAAACCAGTCACAACAAAAGAACCACCCTGGTTGTTTTCAAATGTTGCACTACCAGTTGAGTTATCATATGTACCTCCCGTAACATATGTGTCGATAGATGTAAACCCAGTTACAAGAACTGATGAACCATCTGTATTTGTTAAAGTCAAATTGCCGGCAGTAAATGTACCACCAGTCAAATATGTGTCTGTGTATCCAGTTGTGAAACCAGAAATTTGTACTGTATTTCCAGATGTGTTTATAAATGTTACAACACCAGTATTTGCGTTATATGTTCCACCTGTTAAACCTAAGTCAGTTGCTAGAACACCAAGATTTATTGTATCACTAAAACCATCATTTCTTCCAATAGTTAAATCAAAACTATTTGTATCAAATGTTACACCGGTAAAATATTTATCTTCTAAACCAGATATAGAAACATTTGTTCCGTTTTTCATTTCTAAAGTAAGACCACCAGCATTATAATTAAATGTACCACCAGTCACAAAATTGTCTCCTGTAACAAATCCACCTTGAACCACGTTACTACCATTACTATTAATTAATGTTAAAACACCTGTAACATTATCTAATGTTGACGCACTTAAAAATATATCATTATCACCACCAATTACAACATTACCATTAGCATCTATTCCTAAATTATTAACAGATGTTGTAGTACCAATTGAATCGATATTTAATTTTGGTACATAAACAGTATCAGCTGATGTTCCTGTTAAGCCAGCACCACCAAGGATAACCGACCTTGTACCAGTTAGTACATTTCCATTTCCACCAATAGTTGCGGAGTAATTCCCACTAACTTTATTTAATTGACCATTCCCAACAAAAGAATTTACACCTCTTGCAATGTTATTATCACCACCAACTATTGTTGATCCTGACATCGCGGTGTTATTATCACCACCAAGAATGTTAGATTTTAAATTTATTGCTGTGTTGCAGTATCCCCCACCAACAATTGTGTAATCTGACATGGCAGAATTTAAAACACCACCAACAACAATTGCTGATTTTCCATTTGCAACGTTTTCACAACCACCATTTATGTTAGCAAATGTTCCGTTAAGATTATTACCAAAACCACCAACAATTGAAGAGTAGCTCCCGTTCAAATTATTTAATCTACCATTCCCAATAAAAGTGTCGCACCCAATTGCTATATTATTATCCCCACCAACAATACTACTACTACAACATGCTGTGTTATTGTCTCCACCAAGAACAATAGATTTCAAACCAATTGCCGTGTTATAATAACCACCACCAATAATTGTATAATCTGATTGTGCTGTATTAAATGCACCACCATTAACAATCGATGATTTACCATTTGCAAAGTTACTACATCCACCACCAATATTACTTAGTAATCCGTTAGAACGGTTAAGGTAACCACCATTTATACTTGAATAACTTCCGTTTGCCGTATTTCCTCTACCACCGGCAATTGTTGAGTATCCGGTATTTCCACTTGTCGTGTTTGCTCTACCCCCAGAAACGGTAGAATAAAGAGCTGAAGCAGAATTTGTTTGCCCACTCCTAACTGTTGTTGTTAATCCACCTACTGGATCTGTAATAATAACATAATTTGACATTATTTATTTTTTTTTCGTTTATTTTATTTTTTAATAAATATTAAGAATTATACAAAGTATTGTTTTTTATATAAAAAAAATTAAGAACCAACTTCTGTTGCAAGACAAATTTCTCCATTTTCTCTAATAAGTCTAGTCATATCGTTAAAAGATATATAAGCATGACCACCAAGACCCCAAGATTTTCCCCAACTATTTTTAATTCTAAAAACTTTTTTATTTAAGTCCACACCATTTATAAGATAAGCGTGACCACCAACAAATCTACCAGTTAATCTTATGTTTCCATTTCTATCTGGAAAAAACATTCCATTATACCAATTTGTACCAACTACAACAGGACCAACCTTTAATACTGTATTTACAAGTGTTGATAAATCAAATGCCCAATAATAAGATTTTACTTTACCAATTTGTTGTAAATATTTTACAGCACCCCTAACTGATGTACCATTATAATTTTCACCTGGCCATTGGTCTAATTTTTGTGCATTAAAATAAATTGTACTTGGATGTACAACTGGTGGTTTGCCGGACTGTTGAACCGGTCCATCTTCCAACCAATGTGACCAGGAATACCCAACACATTGTGGTAGTGCTCCTTGATTACCCCACCATCCATTTGCGTCCCAAAATCTTTGTGTTAATATTTGTGGTTTTGTTGAGATTGACTGTATTAATTTTTGATTATTTTTAATTAGGTAATTTAAATCTCTTTTGTCTTCAACATAAATTCTTCCTAATTCAAAAGGTAATGTTGATGCACTTGATGGTGTTATTTCAGTTTCACCACTTATTGTATATGTAAAATCATTTGTTAAACAAATTTCTGTATCACAATCTGGACAGAAAGGATTAAACAATCTAAATTTATCTTTTAGTATATTAAAGTTGTGTCTTATTTCAGAAGAATCTAAAGGTTGTACATACATCCTAAATTGTGAAATACCCCCTTCAAACGTACCACCAAATTCTTTTTCCAATAATATATTTGTTGTAAGACCAGACAATGATGTACCAGATAAAACAGATGTTGGGAACAACTCTGGGTCCTGTATAAAATCACTACTTAAATTTTCACAAGTTGATGGTACTAAATTTTCGTGAAGTCCTTGTGTACCACCACCCCAAGAAATGTTAAATGGAACCCCAACTTGTTTTTCTTTGTCTGTCGGTAATGCCCTTGGGATTAGTTCTTCAAAATCTTTTATTGTGTATATTAATTTACCATTAACATAAATTAGTAATTTACCTTTTCTATATTTTTCATCTAATAACCAACTATCATTTAACTTAACAGTTTCTATTTGTTCAGATTCTTTTTTACCGTTTGAATATGGTGGAGCAATTAAAGTAAAACTATTGTTTGCTAAACTTTCAAGGTATTCTTTTTTTGTAATATCTCCTAGACCACCAAACCACCATAAGTCACAGTTATCTAAATTTGTATATCGTTTCCAGACAACATCTAATAAAAACCAATGTTCTTGTTCTATAAATGCTGGATTTTGTTGTTCACAATAAGAATATATTGGTGGTGTACACCATTCTTGGATTGTATAACCGGTAACAAATGTTGTTCCAGTTCCAGTTACTGTATTTCCAGTTGTAATACATTCACCAGTAAATCTTAAAACTTTTATACCTATACCTGGATTTTGTGGGTCACCACATAATTTGAATGAGATGTTATTCGACATTGAATCGAGTAGCGGGTCTTTTTCGCAAGTATCCTCTACGGATGTAAACCCAGAAGTAGGACAATCCAAACAATCAAGACAAGTATCACAAGTTGTACAAGTCGGTGTACATTCAGGAAGTGGTGTATCACAACTTGGTGTAGGACTAGGAAGTGGTGTAGGTGTTGGTGTTGGTTGTATTACATCACCACAATAGTGTGTCTGACATTCCCAACCACAAGTTTCACAAGCAAATTGATTACAACCACAACCACACGTTGCTGCACTCATAGGATTACCTTTACAAGAACCACAACCATAATTTATATGTGGGTCGTGAATACCATTTAACGAACGTGGTGGATAAAGATATATACACCTACTATTTGTAATATTTAAATTACAACAAGCACAAGTCTGTAAACAATTTGCAAGCGGTGTTGTAACTCTTGTATAACCAGTAAAACATCTTGGTGTTCCGTCAGCATAGTGATAAAACTTATTTTCAGCTCTAGTTCCCCAATAGAAAAAAGTATTTTTATTATTTGGATATAATCCGTTTAGTGTTGTTTCACCAGAACTTGGTAAGTATTCATTACACAATCTTGGTTTTAAAAGTAACTCAACACTCCATCCTTTGTTCATTCTTTCTGGGAAAATATCATAGTCAAAACCAAACAATTTATAAAATCCTTGATAAAAACCACCATATAATTCGTGATAAACACCTTCTGTTGCCCCAGTCTTACTGATGACTTCATATAATGTCTGAGCACTAAACGCCTCAAACCTATTTAAATTTGTTGTATGCCCCGTAACTTGAAAAAGTTTAAGTCTTCTATCGTAATACATTCTATCAAACTTAACTCCGTCCTCAAATATACCATTTGTAAAATATATTGTTTGACCACTCATTGTATCGACTAATCCATTATCAATACCGGTAAATCCAATATCACAAGAAGTTGATGCAGTAAAAAAACAAAAATTAGAATTTTCTGGGTTATAATAATTTTGTGAAACAAAAATGTTGTTTTTATTATAATTTTTATATTTTAAATTAAGTTTTTGTGCTGTTAATGAATCGTTTATATCAAAATAAAACGGAAGCTTGTTACCGTAGGTTTGTGCTATAATATATGGTGAAAATATAACTTCTTCTTTATAGTCCCTTTCATCCGAAGCTAGGGACATATCCATACTATCAGATACTAAACCTATATTGATTTTTTTATAAACATATTGATTAATATTCTGTTGTGACATCTTTTTTATTAATAAATACAACAATTCAAAGTATTTATATTAAAACTATTTTATGATTGAGCTGAATAAAGAATATTTTAAAAAACCTTATTATTTCTTTTTGAAAGACAAAGGGAGTAAAATTTCATTATATTATTCGGTTTCTAGTACATTAAACGAAGCCAAAGAAAAAGATGAAAAAATTGATATACCTAAAACACAAGAAAAAAAAGTTAAAAATCTTGTTGGTAATATTCTTAAGAGCAACAAAACTTTTAGTGCGGCAAGCATTAAAAACGCTTTTAAAAAGATGCTGGATAACACGAAAAAAGAAGTAGGCGAAACAAAACTTCTTGCTAAGATTTTAGCTAAAGCCTTAAATTCTTATGTAAAAGAAGGTGAATTAAATTTAGATGAAGACGATATTGTTTTTATAAAATCACAATCAAAAGACATATTAAAAATTTTACCTCTAGTTGTTTTTCAAATTGTACCTGGTTCAACTATAGCAACACCATTTATTGTTGCGTTAGCGGAAAAAATTGGTATAAAATTAACCAGTAAAGTTCCAGAAAAATATAAAAAAGATTCAAAAAAAGAAGGTGGTGAAATAGATGAATTAGTTGATGCCGATGGTAGTATGTCTAGTTCTAATATTCCAATTTTAGACCAAGGACAACATACACAATGGACACAAGATATGAGGGCTGGTTTAAATAGAATGGCTAATGGTAACTTTCCGTTTAAAGCTAGAATTTATTTTGGTGAGTCAGAAGAAAAACAAGAACCGTTGGAAGAAGAAGATTTTTCTGATGCTTATGGGTATGAAGAAATTGACGATGATAATATAAAAACATTTAAAGGTTGTATTGCTGTTTTTAAAAACTTAGAAATTGCAGACCCGTTTGAAAGGTATGAAAGATGTATGTCTTTTGGTTTTGATCCAGAACTTGACGAAGAAGGAAAACAAAGAATTGTTGAACTAAGAAAAGAAAAAATGAGACATATGATTGATGAACTTTTACTTAATAAAAAGTCAAAAGATAAAGACATCAAAACAAAAGACAGTAATGATGATTCACCAATTAACAAAATTTTAATGCGCAATTTAGAATCGGTAAAAAAATTAGCAGAAAAAGAAGGAATAAGTTTAGATAAACTAATAAAACATCTTAAAGACGGTGAATAAAGATTTATATAACCAAACAATTCATTTACCAAAAGAGATAACTGAATATCTTGAAACTTGTTTTAATCACGTTGGTAATTCTGATGCAAATACCGAAGGGCACAATAGAAATCAAGAATTAAGAGATACTGGATATGTAACTTATCAACAATTAGGTAGAATTAAAAATTGGTTTGATAATTATAGTGGAGATGGAAAAGACGCGCCATATGTATTAAATGGTGCTGATTATATGAGAAGTTGGGTTGATAGGACGCTTGAATCAATGAGAAATGGTGACCAAATGTCTAAACAAATTAGACAAGATTACCACCCAGAACCAATTGATGATAAATTAGTTGATGATATGGGTTGGTTGGCAGATATGAATAGACCATCAAAAGAACATAGTAAGTTCCAAGATGATATTAAAATAACAGAAAACCTTAAAAGGATAAACGAAATAATGAAAAAACTACTTTAATGGCAACAAGTGAAAGATTAGATTTTAGTCAACCAATGAATGATCTTGGTATGATTGGTGAAGACCAAAGAAAAAAGTTAATCCCAAAAAATGATTATAAACCAACAAATTCTTATTCGGCAACTAATAAAGATGCAATTTCCGATGGTGATGAATTTGGTAAAGGTACTGGAACATTTTTGGATACCGCTAACGGTGGGTCATCCACAGACGTGTTTGAAAGAATTAATGAAATAAAAATTAATGAATATCAAAAGGACAAACCATACACGACACCAACAGCTTAATGAAACTTTACAATGTATATAATAACCTTATTGTTGAAGTAGCTTCTATAAATAGTATTGTAGATGCTATTAAGAAACGTCAACGAGTTATTGTTTACTATGATGGTGACGAACCAGGTGGAAAAGGATTAAGAATTATAGAACCTGTTTGTTATGGTTATAGTAAGGCTGGAAATCCAGTTTTACGAGCTTGGGATTTGGAAGGTGCGTCACATAGAGCTTACTTAGGTAAAAAACCATTACCAAGTTGGCGATTGTTTAGGGTTGATAAAATAATTACATTTAAACCAACAACCGAAACTTTTAACGAACCAAGACCAAATTATAATCCGGCTGGAGATAAAAGTATGACGAGGATAATAATAAACGCAGTATTTTAAATAAAATGAAATCAGAACAAGATTTAATAAATAAACTTATGATTTCCAAAAAAATAATGGAAAAACATAATGAAATTGGCAGAGGGTCAGTAACCCAACCAACAAGTTTTAACACACCACAAGTTGACGAGTTCCAACCAGTGAGTGGAAATTACAATATTCCACAAGAATTTTTATCGGAAAATGAAGTAAAAATGCAAAGTAATGTTTCGCAAGGATCATCAGAAGAAAGAATTAAAAATTCAAAACTACCTGACGAAATAAAAAGACTTATGTTAGAACATCCCATTGAACAACCAACATCTTATAACGGTAGTGCAACATTATCTAATGAACTTGTTGAGAAAGCATCAAGATTAATGGGTACAAATCAAACACAAAAATCTGTAGCACCACAAAAAACACAAACAGTTAACGTTTCAATAAATTATGATGAGGTTAGAAATATAGTAAGAGAGACTGTTGAAGATGTGTTAAAAGAAAACGGACTTCTTGTTGAATCAACAACTAGGTCTAACGAAGCTTTTAAATTTAGAGTTGGTAATCACATATTTGAAGGTAAGGTAACTAATATTAAAAAGATAAGTAAGTAATTAATTTTTGCGTATCATCAGACCTCAACATAATTGTTGGGGTTTTTTGTTTTATAGTTGATATTTTAATTAAATATGGGTATATTTT